TCATCGAACGTGGGCTTGCTCGATGGCATCGCACGCCTCCCTCACCATCTCCACCATCCGGGCCGGGATGCGGACGACCGCTTCCCCCTCGGGAATCCCCTTCGCGTGGCCCGGTACCTCCGTGGCCGTGCACTCCGCCTCCAGGGCCGGTGACGGCACCCAGCCCTGGAAGACCAGCTCGCTGTGCTCCTCGTCCACCCAGACGGTCGGGCTCTCCTTGTCTCCTGTGTTCGGGTCGATCCCGATGAACCGTAACGACATGGTGCCCTCCAGGTATGGGGGTGTGCAGCTGTGTGCGACACCGTCAGCGAACTGGCGGTCCCCGTCAAGGGCCCAGCTCGTTGACCACCCGTTCGAGGGGAGGCGGATGCACAGATCTGCACATGCCTGGCCGTGTCGCACGTCACATCCCTAGCGTCTGTGACCTGCGGCAGCCCCTATCGCAAGCCCGTGCACGCCGCGACCTACGGGGCCGGGCGCAGGAGGCGCAGCATGACCTCGACTCTCCTCCCGAGGGCCCACCCCGGGTGCGCATGGCTGACCGAAACCTTGCTCGACCCGTCCCCCGCCTACGCCGACTGGCAGCGGGAACGGCTCGCGCCGGTGCCCTCGACGGGAATCTGGCGGGTCGTCGAGGCCCCGCTCTACCCGTCGATCGACGCCTTGTGCGTGCTCCGGATGAGCGGCAACGCCGGTCCCGTCCAGGGGTCCTCCGACGCTCGCCGCGCCTGGTGGCTCGTGGCCGCCGGGACCGCGACCCTCCTCGCCGACATCTCGGGCGCCGTCGTCCACCCCGCCGGGTGGGTGCTCGACTGCCCCGCACCCGGCATCGGCGCCGGCGGGCGCACTTGGCTGCACCCGCCCTACGGCACCGGTCTCCTCACGCCCGCGCGGCTGCTGCGTGAAGCGCTCCTCGACGCGCGGGAGATGGAGGTGACGGAGCGGTGAGTACCCAACTGGACGCGGACCTCCTTCCCGCCGTCGAGACGCTCACGGCCGAGCAGCGGCGCGGCGCCGCCTGCGTGTGGTGCGAGACCACGCTTCAGCCCGGCATCGACGACGTCGACCTCGGCGCCCGCCCCGCCACCCGCACCGCCCGCGCCTGGTTCCCGCGCGCATGTCCGGACTGCGCGCACGTCCACGCCGCCCCAGGAACAGAGGGCAGCGCCCCAGAACCCCGCCTCGGCGGCTTCTGCTGACCGCGCACGGCCGAGACGGAACACCCACCCACGAGGGAAGGCAAGCCCATGACCGTCACGCTCGACACATCGGCGCTCACCCGCACCCGCGACCCGCGGGAACTGCTCAACGCGGTCGCCCCCCACATCACCGAACTCACCGTCAACGTCCTCGACAGCGGCCTGAACATCTGGGACCGCGAGATCGCCCTGCTCCTGCGCGACCACACCATGGTCAAGGACATGGCCGAACGCATCCTCGGCAACGCCGTCATGTACACCCTCGGCTCCATCGAGAACCCCGACGTCCACCTCGGCGTGGGCAGGCTCGTCGACATCGGCGTCCACCAGCTCATCCTCGACACCCCCGTCTGGTGGGGCATCTGCCGTCTCTACAACGGCGGCGCCTTCAAGCACCACGCCCCGTTCATCGAGCGCCGCGACGACGGCCTGTGCCTGCGCACCGGCGACTTCCTCAAGTCACAGGGGTGGGCCATCGACGAGGAGCTGTGGGCCATCGACGGCACCAGCTGCTCGCCGTGCGACAGCAAGGTCCCCGACAGCCACTGACCCCGCTACAGTCGGCCCCGCCCCCGCCATCCCGCGGGGGCGGGGCCCGGCGACCCAACGATCAGAGGAACAGCAGTGCCCGTGCCGCACGACATCCCCGCCGAGACCGAACTCTGGGACGCCTACGCCGAAAGCGCCTTCGACGCCGAGGCGGAACCCTCGTTCTGCTGGACCCAGTACGCCGGCCACGGCCCGGGGCCCGAGCTACTTGGCTCGCCCGAGTCCGTACTGGAAATCGGATGCGGCACCGGACGCGCCCTGGCCCACCTCGCACAGCAGGGTGTGAAGGGCACGGGGGTGGATCTGTCGCCGCGCATGGTCGAACTGGCCGGCCGGCGGTGGTCGCCGCTCGGCGTCCACATCGAGCAGGCCGAAGTCCTCGACTGGCTCACCACCGACACCAGCCGGTACGACGCCGTGTACTCCATCTTCGGCGCGGCCTGGTTCACCGACCCGTCCCGCCTCTTCCCCCTCGTCCGCGCGCGGTTGAGCCGCGGCGGCGTGTTCGCCTTCTCCCAGCCGCCGGCCATCCCAGGCGCCTACGGGCCCCAAGGCATGTACAAGGGCGGGTTCGCCGGACGAGCGATGTTCACCTACCGGTACAGCTACAGGCCGGCCGTATGGGAGCGCCACCTCCTGCGCGCCGGGTTCGCCACGGCGAACGCGCGGACGATCGACGCCCCCGAGGAAGGGCACATCGGCACCCTTGTCGTCACTGCCCAGGCATGACTCCCGGACGACCGCAGCACCTGCCCGGGTAGCTGCCGACCCGCCCTGTGGGAGCGCAGGGCAGCGCCTGTCCGGAACGATCCGGGGGCTTCACCTCACGAGGTCCGCGAGCGGTCGGCCGAGGGCGCGGGCGATGAGGAGGAGGTGGTCGAGGAGCGTGCTGTGGGTGCCGCTCTCGGTCCCCACGATCGTCTTCCGGTCGAGGCCGGTGCGCTCCGCGAGGGTCTCCTGCGTGATGGCCGCCTCCAGGCGGGCCGTGCGGATGCGGTCGCCGATGGCGCGGCGCTGGTCGAGGACCCGGGCGGGGGGCGGCTCTGGCGGCACGCAGCCACGCTCAGCCGCCGGTCACGGCATGTCGGCACCGTCGGTGGTACAGGTGGATTCTGGGCGCGGCAAAACCCCCCAGTCCTTACGGACTGGGGGGCCGGAAACAGGCTCTGACCTGCTGTGTATCCCCGGTGGGCGCGGACGGTTTCGAACCGCCGACATTCGCCTTGTAAGGGCAGCGCTCCTGACCTGCAAGGTTGGCCGAGACTCGCCGAGACTCGCCGAGCTTCACCGACTCCATTCCCGGCACTCCCGACCCTACTTCGCCGAGACTCGCCGAGTCTCGCCGAGCGGGCCGTGTGGACTCCTTGTGGATTCCGGGCCTGAGACGTCACTCCGCGAGCCGGAGTCCACTTGCAGGCGGCTGACCAGCGAGAGCGGCCCGGACCTTCTCCCGGGAGTCCTCGCTCTGGTGCGTGTACAGCCAGGTGACCCGGGCCCCGCGGTCATGCCCCAGAGCGGACTGGGCGTCTCTCTCGCTGATCCCGTTGTGGTGCAGTCGAGTCGAGACCACGTGCCGGTAGTCGTAGATCCGCGGCCACAGCTCGACCCTGCCCGTCTCGGGGTTCACCATCTGCCGTGCCACACCCGCTTGCTTGATCGCCGTGTGCCAGGGGCGTTTGAGGTTGTTGCGGTTCAGCGCCGCCCCGCGTGGCCCTCTGAACACCAGCTCTTCTACGTGCAGGTCGTAGCCGTCGCCGATACGGGAGCGGGTACGAGCCGGGCGCCACTTCTCCTTCATGAAGTTGATCGCGCTCATGGCCCGGGGGGTCAGGGGGACGGTCCGGAAGCCGGCGCTCGTCTTCGGCGCCTCCTGCCGCATCAGACGCCCTCCATCGAAGACGAGGATCTCCTTGATGTGCACCACCTGCTCCTCTTCGTCCACGCAGTGCAGACGGAGGCCGGCGTACTCGCCGGGGCGCATCCCGGTCTCGTGGGCGAAGTCCCGGAAGATCACCTGGTAGTACGGGGGCAGCGCGGCGTGGATCAGCGCGTACTGCGCTTCGGTTGGGGGCGCCAAGTCGTCGGGGTGTCTGGCCCACTTCGCGGCGGTGATCTCCAGCTTCGCGGCAGGATTGTGGCTGATGCGCTCCCCGTCGCGGATCGCCGCGTCGAGGAGGCCAGCGAGAAGCTCCTTGACCTTCTTCTGGTTGTCGAATCCGGGGACCGTACTCGTCAGCCACTGCTGGAGTTCCATGTACTCCAGGTCCATGATCCTGTACTGGCCCCAAGCGGGAGCGACGTACTTCTCCCAGAGGCCAACCTTGCGGTTCCGGGTGCCGACGCGGGCTTTCTTGCTGCCCACCTCCCACCAGGTGTCCCACCACGCGGACAGGCGGATCTCGCCGCGTTTCGGGTCACGGTAAGTCCGTTCCCGGACCGCGGAACGCACACGGTCGAGGAACGCATCGGCCTCCTTCTTCTTCGCGAAGTTCTTCGCGAGCTGGCGCCCGGCAGGATCTCGGTAGCGGGCTTGCCAGGAGCCCGAGCAGTCGCGCTTCGGCCTGCGGTCTCCGTACTGCTCGGGCGGGTACTTGGCCAGGCAGAGCGTGCAGCCGCAGCTCTTCGACCGGATCTGTCGGGGGTTGTTGGCCGCCCTAGGCGCCATGGCTGATCACCTTCGTCCTCCGGGTCTGCTGGGGAACGCGGGGCAGCTCCACAGCGGCCCCGCACCAGCAGCGTGCACCGGACTCCGGCTGGGGTACGGCGAGTTCGGACAGCACCGCGCGCACGACGCGGGGGCGATGCTCGGCGGGGAGTGTCTCCGGAAGGGTGATCGTCCGTGTGCGGTAGTCCCACGGCCGGTAGCTGTCAGTAATCGGCGACAGGGCGATGGTGACGCACATGGTGATACCCCCGGTGCAGGCGTGGCAGAGCCGTGGTGCTGACGGGGGAGGACGTCAACGCGTGCGGATGACGGTACATCTGTGAGGCGCGCATACGCACCCTATTGGGCGCAACCCGTGCCGTTCGCTTCACTGTGAGTGTCGGCATCCGCATAGGTAGACCCGACACATACCCGAACGGTTGCACGGCAATTACCCGCACGTGCGTGCGATCAGCCGCGCTGGTTGGCGTCGCGCAACGCCTTGAGCTGGATTTCCACGACGCCCTGCTGATCGGGGGTGAGGTCCCTGATCAGTTCCAGCAGGCGAGCCTCGCGGTCAGGGCTCAACTCGCCGGGCGCCTCTCGGCCGGCCGCCTCGCTGAGAGCGGCGAGGGAGTACTTCGGGAACGCGGCAGACAGGCGTTCCAGGGCGTCCCTGCGCGGCGTGCGCTTGTTGTGGACCCAGGTGTTGACGGTGGAGACGGAGACGTCGATGCGGCGCGCGATCTCGGAGTCCGAGACGCCGTACTCCACCTTGAGGCGCTGGAGGAGCTGCGCAAAGTTCTCGACGGGGCCGTCTTCCTGGTTTTCCACAGGGCAAGACTGCCCGCCGCCTTCTACTTTTCGCAAGCCAAAGTAGAAGCGTGGCCCGATCTTGACCGGCGCACGACCTCCCCGCCGCGCACCGCCGCTCTTTGAATATGACACCACCATAGAACAAGCATTCGAAAAACGTGCCCCGAGACACCCCAAGACTGGGCACCCCTCGGCGAATCTCGGCGAAACTGGCTTGACGCGCTGCGACTGCGACTGTAGAAATGTCGCAACGCCTCACCACGGGGCGGGTAACACCCGAACGAGGTCCCGATGCCGAAACTCCTCCGCAAGGGCGCCGGTCAGCCACTCCGTGACGCGATGAGCGCCCGAGGACTCTCCGGCCCCCGACTCGCGGAGCAGACCCGGCGCGTAGACCCCGCCGGACGGGGCGTCAGCCCCGCCACCATCGGCCGCCTCACCAGCACCGGGAAATCAGCCCGGGACGCCTGCGAGATGGCGACCGCCTGGTGGATCGCGGAAGCCCTGGACGAACCGCTCCAGCACCTCTTCCGCATGCCCACACATTCGACTGCGACAGTAGAAAGGTCAAGGCCCGATGCCGAAGAAGAGTGACCGCGCCGTCTCGCTCCCCGCCGGGCTCGTCCCGCTGCTCGACCAGAAGCAGTTGGAGACGTACTACTCCGTCTCCGACTGGCAGGTCCTCCGCTGGCTCGACGCCGGAATGCCCGAGGAGCCCTTCGTGGGCCGCGGCCGTCGCTTCAACCTCGCCGCGGTCGAGGCGTGGCACGAGCAGCAGTCCGCGCTCGCCGCCGCCTGACAACGAATTCGGGGCCCCGCAGACCGGGCCTGGTCCGCGAAGCCCCTCGGCACCTCAACTCACGCGAAAGCAGAGGCAACCGTGTACGCACAGCCTACCGATCTTCCCGCCGGTCACCGGCGGACGGTCCTCGTGACCGGTATCTCCATCCCCTCCCAGCCGTCCGCGACGCGCCCGCCGATGGCGCTGTCGGACCTCTTCCGCAGGGCGGCCCGCGTTCTCGCGCAGGTCGGTCTCTACCAGGGCGACTACGTGCCCGACCCCTTCGACCGGCACCTGGCCACGCCGCACGCCGAGCGCCCCATGTGCCTCGTCGCCGCGCTGCGCTGCGCCGCGACGGGCGACCCGCACGGCATCTCGATCCTCTCGGCCGACGCGATCCGGGTGCTCGCCGACCGCCTGGTCGTGAACGGCGAGGGGCCCTACGCGGACGACGAGCTGGCGCGCGAGTTCCACCTCGCGCAGTGGGGCGACGAGGACGGGCGCACCACGGAGGCCGCCGTGGGCGTGCTGGAGCGCGCGGCGGACGCGACGGCGGTGTCGCTGTGACCGCCGTCCTCTTCCTCCTCGCCTTCACCCTCGCGGTCTACGCCCTCACCGTGGCGCTCGCCGTCGAGGACACCGCGTACGACACGAGCGTGCGGGAGGCCCGCCGATGAGCAGCAACCCGCCCGTCACCGGCCCGTCCCGGATCTACGTGGACCCCACGCCGACCGGTATCCGCCTCGACGTCTCCGACTACCTCCGTATCTTCCTCATCGGGCTCGCGCAGGCCGCCGACGAGGACCCGCAGCAGCTTCTCGCCGACCTCCTGGAGCTGGCGGCGCTCGCCCGCGTCGCGCACGCCGAGGGCTGCGACTCCCACGCCGCGCACGCCCGGGACGCGCTCGTCGACAGCCTCCTCACCGAGGTCGGCGACGGGCGGATTCCGGTGTACGGCGCGCAGGCCGGACGGCTCCGGGACCGGATCGCCGAGCTGATCGTGCCCCGCCCGGTACCGGCGCAGCGCGAGAGGGGTGAGGCCGCGTGAGCGCCCGCCGCGACTTCCTCCTCGCCGCCATACAGGGCCAGGGCCCCGCCGCCCGGGTCAGCACCGCCAGCGCCGCGCGCCTCATGGCCGCGAGCCCCTGGCCCACCACCGGCCGGAACACGGCCCGCAAGGACTTGGGCGCGCTCGTGGCGCGCGGGGTGCTGCGGGTCGTCGAGACCGCCGGTCAACACAGCTACCAGCTCAGCACGAAGGAGGCCACCACGATGGTTGCCCGCACCACCCCGCCGGAGCACGGCACGATGCGCGGCTGGCGCTCGCACCGGCGCCTCAAGACGCCGGCCTGCGAGCCGTGCCTGACCGCGCGGCGCGAGGACGGCCGCGCGAAGGAGGCCGCCCGCCGGGCCTCGGCCGGGCAGCAGGCGTGGAACCAGGGCATGGTCGGCGCGCCCAAGCTGGCGTCGACGCCGAGGACCGAGCAGTGCAGCGTCGAGGGCTGTGGCACCGCGCACGCGGACTCCGTGGTCGCCCCGCAGCCCGGCATGGTCCTCGTGGCTGTGCCCGGCTCGCGGGAGCCGGTCCGCTGGTACTGCGCGGGCTGGTGCGCGGTGCGCGGGGCTGCGCTCGCCGAGGTCCGCGCGATCGGCGGTGCGGCGTGAAGACGAACACCAACATGCGGCCGGTCACTGTCGAGGAGCATCTCTTCGGGCAGGTCGAGCGCGGCGAGGTCCGCGTGGGCCCGGATGCGGCGCGGGAGATCGCCGCCCGCCACGAGGCCCGGTACGGGTCCGTCTGGGCGAAGGACCGTGCGTGGGCCGAGGCGGTCGCCGATGTCGGGGCCGTGAAGACCAGCGACGCTGCGGTGTCCTCGCGGCGCGGTGCCCGCGTCGATCACGCCGCTGTGGCGGAGGCCGCGCGGCGGGCGCCCGGGGTGTGGGTCGTGGTGGGCGAGTACCGCAATTCGGTGACGGCGGCCAGCACGGCCTCGTCGATCCGGACGGGGAACCGCCGGAGTACCCAGCCGTGCTACGGGCCGGGCGGGAGCTTCGAGGCGCGGGTGAGCCGGACGGAGAACGGGACCCGCGTCGAGACGCGGTACGTCGGCGCGGGCGCGGGCGTCGCGGAGACGGGCGGTGCCGCGTGAGCGCCCCGACCCCCGAGCCCCTGACGCCGGACGCCGCCCTGGTCCGCCTCCGCCAGTACGGCGAGCGCACGAAGACCTGGTCGGCGGCGACGTACAACGACGGCACGGAGCGCGCTCTCGCGGACATCGCGCGGACGCTCAGCGCCGAGGTGACCCGCCTGCGCGCCGCTCTGTCGGCTGCGGCCGACGATGTCGTCGAGCTGACCGACGAGATCGCCGACTGGTCCGCCAAGAACGCCGCCCTTCGCGCCGAGCTGCGCCAGCGCCTCTCCCGCCCGGCCGACAAGGCGGAGAAGGACACCCTGCGGGGCGAGTCCACTCCCGCCACCGGCTCCGCCCAACGGCGCGCGTTCCTCCTCGACCGCATCCGCAGCGAGCACGGCCAGTGGACCCCCGGCCGCGTGAAGCGCCTCTACCGGCGGATCTGGCCCGCGCAGCACGTGCTCCGCGCCACGATCCGCGCCGACCTCGCCCAGCTTCACGGCGATGGCCACCTCACCCGGCACGACGCGGGCGACCGCCGCTTCTACACCCTCGCGGAGGCGACCACCCGATGAGCACCACCACCCAGCGTGCCGGGGCCACCACGGCCCCGGCCGCCGGGCGGCGCCGCAAGACCGCCGCCCCCACGCCAACCGGCCCCGACCGCATCCCCCGCCCCTCCCAGGGCTGGTACCGCGACAAGCTCACCGGCGACAAGCTCCGACGCGTCACCACCATCCTCAGCCAGGGCATGCCGAAGGAAGCCCTCGTCTTCTGGGCCGGGAACATCACCGCCCAGACCGCCCTCGACAACCTGCCCTACCTCGCGTCCTCCTCCCTCAACCCCGCCAGCCGCACCGAGGCGTACGACTGGCTCCGACGCGCCCACACCCGCAAGAAGGACGAGCGCGCGGCCATCGGCGGCGCCGTCCACGACGTCATCGAGGCGCACATCCTCGGCCAGCCGATCCCCGCGGCCCACCTCGACGACGAGGAAATCGCGCCCTTCATCGAGCACTTCCTCCGCTTCGTCGAGGAGTGGCAGGTCACCTTCGAGGCATCCGAGATGGTCGTCGGCAACTACACCGAGGGCTATGCCGGGACGCTCGACTACCTCCTGCGCTCCCCGCGCCTCGCCGCCCGCTTCGGCATCCCCGCCGACACGGTGATCGTCGGCGACACCAAGACCGGCGGCGAACTGGGCATCAAGGGCGTCTACGCCGAGGCCGGCATCCAGATGTCCGCGTACCGGCACGCCGAAGTCGGCTGGCTCCGCGACGGCACCCGCATCCCGCTCCCGCCGATCCACAGCACCGGCGTGGTCCTCCACCTGCGGCCCGAGGGCTACCTCCCCTACCCCGCCGCGTGCGGTGACGACGTCTTCGCCCAGTTCCTCCACGTCAAGGCCATCGCCGACTTCCAGGCCGGTCTGTCCAAGTCCGTCATCGGCGAGGCCCTCGTCCTGCCCACCCCGGAAAGGAGCGCCGCCTGATGCCGATCCTCGACCTCCAGCAGCGCATCCGCGAACTCGGCCGAATCCGCATCGGCCAGAAGGTCGCCACCAGCAGCGGGAAGACCCGCCCGGCGAAGCTCAACCGCTTCCGCCTCACCTCGCCCTCCCGCGAACTCCTCGACCGCGTCGCCACCCAGTACGGCGGCACCGTCGCCCCGTGGTCGCCGACCGACACCGGGCCCGAGCAGTACGAGGTCCTCACCGACGCCACCCGCATGCCCATCCTCGTCCCGCACCAGCCCGTCTCGCAGTACTACGAGCTGTGGTCCGGCGGCGGCTGCCAGCGTCGATGCGACGGCGTCACCGAACTGCTCAAGGACCGGCCCTGCATCTGCGGGCCGGACCCGCTGAACCGGCAGTGCAAGCCCACCACCCGCCTCAACGTCGTGCTCGCCGAGATCCCCGGCGTCGGCGTGTGGCGACTGGAGTCCCACGGCTACTACGCCGCCCTCGAACTCCCCGGCGTCGCCGAACTGCTGTCGAAGGCGGGCGGCTACGTGCCCGCCTTTCTCGGCCTGGAAGAGCGCACCGCGAAGCGCGAAGGGAAGACGCTGCGCTGGATGGTCCCGACCATCGACGTGGACATCGCCCCGAACGCGCTCATGGCTGGGCAGGTCCCGACCGGGCCGGCGGTCACCGCGGGCCCGGCGCGGGCGGCGATCGAGGCTCCGCGCCCCGACTACGCGCAACTCGCTTCGGTGGCCACCACGTCGGGTGCCGTGCGGGAGCTGTACAAGCAGGCGGTGGCCGCCGAGCACATGGACAAGGCGCTCGCCGACACGCTCACGGCCAGGGCTGCGGAGTTGGACGGCGCGACCAAGACGGAGGCCGCTGTCCCGACCCCGGCCGCAGCGCAGGCCGACCGCGAAGAGGTCCACGACGCCGAGATCGTGGACGAGGCGACCGACGAGGCGGCGGGCGTCTGGTTCCAGATCCTCGCCGCCGCCGGACCGCGCGGTCTCACCACGCGCCAGGTCGAGGAGCGCTTCGCTGCCGCCAACGGCGGTCAGCTCCCCGGCACTGCCCCGGCTGCGCGTCTCCAGGCGTTCCTGACCGACTTCAAGGGAGGCCGGGCATGAGCACCTTCTCCGAAATCCGCAAGGTCGCATTCGACACCGAGACGACCGCACCGGACCCCAACGAGGCCCGCATCGTCACCGCCGCGCTCATCGTGCGCGGCGGTGGCCGCCCGGACGCCACCATGTCCTGGCTGATCAACCCCGGCGTCCCGATCCCGCCCGAGACCACCGAGATTCACGGCATCGACGACGCGAAAGCCACGGCCGAGGGCGCCGACCCGAAGGCCGCGCTGGACGAGATCGCTGGCCGCCTGGCGCAGGCGCTGCTGTACGGCATGCCGGTCGTGGCGTTCAACCTCGCGTACGACTGGACCGTCCTCACCCGCGAGTTGGAGCGGCACGGGCTCCCGTCGATGGCTGACCGGCTCCCGGGCTTGTCCGCGCCCGCACTCGTGGACTCGCACGTCATCGACAAGCAGGTCGACAAGTACGTGCGGGGCACCGGCCGGAGAAAGCTCCAGCCGACGTGTGAGCGGTACGGCGTCGTGCTGGAGGACTGGCACACCGCCGAGGCCGACGCGCTCGCCGCCCTCCTGATCGCGGAGGCGCAGTTCGAGCGGTACCCGCAGCTCGCCGCCATGGGCCCGCAGCAGTTGTTCGCCGCGCAGAAGGCGTGGCGGGCGGAGCAGCAGGCCGGGTTGCAGCGCTGGTTCCGGACGGAGGCGACTGCGGAGCAGGGCGGCGACCGGAACAAGGTGATCGACGGCTCCTGGCCGCTGGTGCCTGCTCCGCGTGACGGGGGTGAGAGCTGATGTTCGGCCTCGCCCTCGCCCGGACCGTCCGCCACCTCCGAGACCGCCTGACCGCCGCCGCCGAGGAGATCGCCACCACCCGCGAACAGGCCGTGACCCACCTGGCCGCCGCCGTCCGCACCAGCGAGCACTACCGGTCCCTGCACGACCGCCTCACGGCCGCCGAGACCGACGCCGCGCGACTGCGCCGCGACCTCGCCCGCCTCCAGGCCCGCTACGACGACGCGGTCGGCATCACCAGCCCCGCCGTCGAGATGGGCGAGCACTGGCAGACCCACCGCACCGACAAGCCCATCCCGGAGGTCAGCTCATGAGCCCCATGCGCGCGCTGCGCCAACTCCTCCACCCCGCCGGCCGCCACCGCGCCCCCACCACCGGGCACGGCCTCCTCGACGAGGACCAGCTCGACGGGCTCCTGGAGGACGGCGACGCCGAGGAGAACGACAACCTCCACTGCTCCGGCTGCGAGCGCACCACGTACCAGCGAGTGCACGCGGACGGCTCGCACACCTGCTGGACCTGCGGCACGACCACGGCCGGAGACCAGTGATGGACGAGACCTCGCTCAGCGCCGAGACCCTCGGCCAGACCCGCGAGCAGCGCGCCGCCGCGTCCCGGGCGGTGCTCCGGTACGCCCCCTCGCGCGACGACCTGCGCCTCCTCCTCGACGTCCTCGGCCTCAACCCGGCCGACCCCACCACGAAGGGACAGCGGCAGTGACCGCCCCCACCCTGTTCGACCAGGCCCCCGCCGCCCCGGCCCCCGCGCCGGTGGCGGCGGGTCCCCGCCCCCTGGTCATCGGCCTTGATGTCGCCATGGGCATCTCCGGCGTCGCCGGAGTCGGCTGGACCGATCACCTGCGCTGCACCGCCACCGGACAGCACGAGAAGTTCGCCGCCCAACTCAGCGGCCTCGCCTCCTACTACCGCAACGCGGACTTCGTCGTCATCGAAGGCGCCGCCTACTCCAAGAACAACCAGGGCGCCGACGCCCTCGCCGCGATGCGGTGGATGGTCCGCCACGACCTGTGGCGGCGCGGCATCCCATACACGGTTATCACCCCGTCGAAGCGGATCACCTACGCGACGGGGACCACGGTCCACAGGGACGAGAACGGCGACCGCCTCAAGGGCAACGCGCTGAAGGCTCTCGTGCGGGCTGCGGTGGGTGAACGGTACGGCGTCGTCACCGAAGGGCGCGCGAAGTGGGACGAGGCCGACGCCTACGTGATGTTGGCGATGGGCCTGCACTGGCTCGGGTTCCCGCTTGCGGAGGTCCCGGCCCGGCACGCGGCAGCGCTGGACGGCTGCCAGTGGCCCGACCGAGATGCGGTGACCTGGTGACCACCGTCCAGCCCTGGTACGACCGGGCCGCCTGCCTCGGCGTCGACACCGAGTACTTCTACCCCTCGCGCAGCGGGGAGGCCGAGAAGGCAGCCCTCGCGCTCTGCCGTATCTGCCCGGTCCGCGCGGAGTGCTTGGCCGACGAGGAGGCCACCGACAGCCCGTACGGCCTGTGGGGCATCCGCGGGGGCCTCACCGCCGCCGAGCGCACCAAGCTGCGGGGTCCCCGCCGCAAGAGGAGAGCGGCGGAGGCCGCCGAGTGAGCGCCTGGTTCGGCGGCGTGCAGGTCCGCCGCCTGGAGCGGGGCCAGACCCCGGTCGCGGACCTGCTCTGCACCGCCTGCGGCACGCACGTCCGCGTCACCGGCCGCGACAAGGTCCGCGATTTCCTCCGCGCCCAGCCCATGACCGAACACCGCGCGACCTGCCCGGCCCGCGCCCGCACCACCACTGAGAGGACCGCCGCGTGAGCGAGCAGCCCGCCTTCTTCCAGCCCGGCACCACCTACCTCCGAGGCCGCTGGAACTTCCAGTGCCACGCCGTCGCACCGAACCCCTTCACCGGAGAGATCCGGGCGCTCGGCTTCCTCTGCCGCCGGGACGAGACCGCCAGCCCCATCGCCTTGGACCCCGACGACTGGGCGACCGGCGAATGGGAGCCCCAGCCCGCGCACATCCCGGCCGCGACCGCCGCGCACGTCCTCTGGCACGAGCACCGCGACGCGAACGGCTACCCCGCCGGGAGCTTCACCGCCGCGCTCCTCGCCCTCTGGGACCAGGCCGACGACGCCAACTCGGCGCGTCTCGACGCCGCGTGGCCGGACTACGCCGTCGCCCGCGGCCTCGCCGCCACCACGGACGGCCTCAATCGCCTCCGCACCATCGCCACCACCAACTGACCGGAGCCCAAAACCCATGACCGACACCCAGCCCACCACCGAGCGCGCCGACATCGCCGCCTTCCTCGCCAGCCACCTCAACGGCCGCACCGACGAAGAACTCTCCACCGAGTTCCACCAGCTCCTCGACGCCGTCCGCACCCACGGCAAAAAGGGCGAACTCCGCATCACCATCGTCGTCGAGCCCCCGGCGAACGGCGTCGACTCCGCCCCGCTCCCCATCGGCGTCGAGTCCACCGTCAAGGCCCCGAAGCCCACCCCGGTCAAGAGCCTCTACTTCCTCGACGGCGACGGCCTCCCCGTCCGCGAGGACCCCCGCCAGATGGCCATCCCCTTCCGCACCGCCCCCAGCACCGACACCTTCAAGGACGCCTGACCATGAGCGACACCAACCTCCAGCCCGTCATCGACACCGCCCTCCGCTCCGCCCCGCCGGCCGAACTCACCCCCGGCAAGGTCTACGCCTTCCACACCCCGCAGGGCGTCCACAAGATCGACCTCACCGGGCCCGAGTACCGCGACCAGCCCGCCCGCAAGACCGGCACCACCATCGTCCGCGACGCCCAGTCCTTCCTCTCCTACTTCGAGAAGCACGCCGACACGGCCACCGAGGTCTACGCCGACGCCGACCGCCTGACCGTGACCGCCGTCCTCGACGCCAACAGCACCGACGCTGCCCGCTGGGGCGACCACCGCCTCCGCCTCAGCCTCCGCACCACCGAGGCGTGGGAGCAGTGGAAGACCAACGACGGGAAGCTTCTCGGCCAGGCCGCCTTCGCCGAGTTCCTTGAGGACCACCTCCCCGAACTCCTGGAGCCGTCCGCCGCCGAGATGCTGGAGATCGCCCAGTCCATCCAGGGCGTCACCCGGGCCGAGTTCACCGCGGGCACCCGCCTCTCCAACGGCCAACGCCAGCTCTCCTACGTCGAGACGACCACCGCGAAGGCCGGGCAGAAGGGCCAGCTCACCATCCCCGAGACCTTCGTCATCGGGCTCGTGCCCTTCGAAGGCAGCGAGGGCTACAAGCTCACCGCCCGCTTCCGCTACCGCATCGGCCGCGACGGCGAACTCGCCATGGGCTACAAGCTCGACCGCCCCGGCGACATCCTGCGCACCGCATTCACCGACGTCACCAACACGGTCGGCGAGCAGATCGACGTGCCCCTCATGAACGGGCAGCCCGCCTGATGACCCGGGCCCGCACGCGGGGCGCCGACACCCTCCGCTGCCCCGCGTGCGGGACCCGCCTCCTCACCCAGTGGGTCGGCCACACCGCCGCCCTCCACGCCCGCGTCGCCCTCCCCCCAGCCGACGAGCCCCGCCCGCTCGCCGCCGCCCGGGAGGAGGCCGCCGGAGACCCTACCCGGCTCGTCTGGTGCCTGCCCCGCAGCCCCTACGCGCCGCCCCGCCTCCGCTGGACCGGCGCCCGCCACCCGCCCGACTGCCCCCACCAGCACCTCCCCGACCACACCTGTCCGCCCGCCGAACCCACCCTTTTCTGAGGAGCCACCCAGTGCAGACCGTCCGCCACCTGGACCACCGCGCAACGGCGGACACCGACGGCCTCCCCCTCACCCCGCCGCCTGGAGACCCCGCCTCCGAACGCGCGCTCCTCGCCGCCTGCATCCACGACAAGCACCACCGTGAGTACGACGAAGCAGCCGCGATCATCACCCGCGACGACTTCACCGTCCCGGCCTACGCGGTCCTCTGGGACGTCCTCGGCGACCAAATCCGCGACCAACGGCCCACCGACCCCGACACCCTCCGAGTCGAGCTGGACCGGCGCGGGGAGCTGCGTCCCTTCGGCCCCGGCGGCGGCCACCTCCACGAGATCGCCGACGCCTACAGCGGCGGCAGCGCCGAGTACTTCGCCGAGGCCATCCGCCGGACCAGTCGCCTCCGCGACCTCGACGACCTCACCACCCGCATCAAGGCGGGTATCCACACCGGCCGCGACCTCGAAGAGCTGGAAGGGCTCATCACCCGGCACGTCGACGACCGCGCCACTACCCCCGCCTCAAGCGGTTCGCGCTTCGTGGACGGCGCCAGCTTCATCCTCGACCTGCCCGACGACGTCCCCGCCGTCTGGGGCGAGGGCGACAACGTCCTGTGGGCCGAGGGCGAGGCGCTCCTCATCGCGGGCCCGGCCGGGGTCGGGAAGACCACCATCGCCCAGCAGGTCGTCCTCGCCGCGATCGGGCTGCGCCCCCACGCACTCGGCTACCCGGTCCGCCCCGTCAAGCGGTTCCTCTACCTCGCGTCCGACCGCCCCGCCCAGGCCGCCCGCTCCTTCGCCCGCATGGTGAGCGAGGAGGACCGCGACATTGTCCGCGACCGCCTCGTCTTCTGGAAGGGCCCGCCCCCCACCGACTTCATCAAGGACCCCGGCACCCTTCTCCGGCTGTGCCGCCAGGCCGGCGCCGACGCGGTGTGCCTCGACTCCCTCAAGGACATGGCGGGCGAACTCGCGAGCGAGGAGGGCGGGCAGGCGATCAACTCGGCGATCCAGCGCACCCTCGTCGAGGGCATCGAGGTCCTCGGCCTCCACCACCACCGCAAGCAGGGCGGCGGCAAGGACGGCGGCAAGGAGCCCACCAGCCTCGACGAGCTGTACGGCTCCACCTGGATCACCGCCGGAGCCGGGTCCGTCGTCTCCCTCTACGGCGCCGCAGGCGACCCCATCGTCAACCTGCGCCACCTCAAGCAGCCCGCGGGCGAATGCGGACCCTGGCGCCTCAAGCACGACCACCCCGCAGGCGCCACCGCCATCTGGCACGAGGTCGACGTCCTCGACGTCCTCGCCCACGCACGCGGCCCCCTGACCGCCCAGCAGCTCGCCATCCAGATCTACGGCGGCGAGAAGGGCAAGGCGACCGCGCCGGAGACCGAGAAGGCCCGCCGCCGCCTCGACCAGCTCGTCGAGAAGGGCCTCGCCCACAAGATCGCGAACGGGGGTGGCAGGGGCGCGCAGGCCGGATACGTCGCCGCGTTCTCCCCAAACGGCGAACTCCCCGAAACGGACTAAAGAAGGACACAACCGAACTGCAAATTAACTCACGCAAATACTCACGCTGCTCACGCTCACCCCGCCCGAAAACTCACGCCGAAACTCACGCAGCTCACGCCAACCCACAAAACCCCAGGTCAGAAACTCACGCCGAAACTCACGCAACCACACGACTACGCACCGAACAAACTCACGCACTTACTCACGCCGAAACTCACGCTGCTCACGATTTCGACAAAACCGCAGGTCAAAAACTCACGCCTTACTCACGCGGAAACTCACGCACCCCTCCCCCCTAAAGGGGGGAGGGAGGGGTGCGACCACGGAGCAAACATCCGCACCACCCGACCCACCCCGCTGACCCGGTTCCAGAACCCCCGCGCACAGGGAGCACCGAACATGACCACCCGCCCGGCCTTCGACCTCACCCCGCTCCACGACCTCACGAAGGCCATCGCCACCGCCATCGCGGAGACACCCGTCCGGCTCGGCTCTCCAGAGGGCGCCGCCGATCTTGCCGCTGCCGTGGCTGTGCGGGCCGCTGCGTACGCCGGGAGCGTCCTGCCGACCTCCGGGCGCGTGCTTGGGGAGATCGCCGCCGAGCGGGCCGCGCAGGACGCCCGATGGGGCGAACAGGCCCACCCGGACGGCACCGGTGGACCCGTCATGCGCGCCCGCGCCACCGAGGCCCGCGCCGCCTGCCAGTACCTCGCCGACAACGGCGGCCCCGACTGGCGCTCGATCCTCCTCGAGGAGGTCTACGAAGCCCTCGCCGAAGAGGAGCCCGCGCGCCTCCGCGCCGAGCTGGTCCAGGTCGCCGCCGTCGCTACCGCCTGGATCGAGGCCATCGACCGCCGCACCAACGCCGCCGAGGTCGGTGAAGCGAAGTGACCACCACCGCCCCCCAGCCCCTCACCCCCGTCCAGCTCCACGTCATCGCCGACCTCGCCCGCGGCCTCACCGCCCCGCAGATCGCCGCCAACCACAACATCACGCACTACGCCGTCTATGGCCGGATCGCGAGCGCCGCCGCCCTCGTCGGGATCACCTCGCAGGCCCCCGCCCTCGTCAACTACGCCTACGCCGCCGGGTACCTGCGCCGTCTCGCCCCCGAGCCGCGCCCGCCGGCCGATCTCACCCCGAAGCTCCGGGAGGTGCTGCGCCTCACAGCGGAGGGCCGGGCGCTTCGGGAGATCGCCCGAGAGCTGGGCCTCAGCGTGCACGCCGCGAACGAGCGCCGCCGCCGTCTCTTCGCGCTCCTCGGCGCCCGCAATCGCGCGCACGCCGTCGCCCTCGGCTGGCAGGCCGGCCTCCTCGGACCCCGCCCATGACCATCGCCCTGTTCCTCGCCTGGTTCGTGATCGCCCCGACCGTGCTCCTCGGCCACCACCTCATCCCCCCGTACCTCGACGAGAAAGACCGCCCATGAGCCGCGCCGCCCGCATCCTCCAGGCCCTCGACCTCGCCGCGGCCGTCCTCCTCGTGGTCGTCGCCCTCGACTACCGCACGCACGGCGAAACCCTCTTCGCCGTGCTCCTGGCCGCCGCCGCGCTCCTCGCCGTGATCGCCGTGCTGCGGGCCGAAGCGCTCGCCGAGGCGCACGAGCACGTAGACGTCCTCGACGACCAGCTTGCCGACGCTCGTCGCCGCGAGGCCACGCACCGTGAGTCCGCGCTCCGGGCGTGGACCTCGCTCGGCTGGGTTGGCCTCGACGGCGCGTGCTGCCTGCGTGGGTGGGAGACGCGGGGCGCGGACCACGACCTGACCACGTGCATTCACCAGGAGCCGACCCGATGACCGCTTATCCGATCGGCTGGGAGGTGGCCTGCGACGGGCCCGCCCCGGACCGCGACTGCCCTGCCTCGGCCGCCATCACGGCGTCGCTGTCCTCCCTCGGGGCCGCGCCCGCGAGCGCCGTCCGCGCGGACGGGCGGGCCCTCGGCTGGACCACCCGCCGCCGACCCGGCGGCGGGCCCCTCCTCGACCTCTGCCCCTCCTGCGCGAAGGAGCGCACCCGATGACCGAGCCCCGCCCCGCCGCCCCGTGCTCCTGGCCCACTTGCCTGCCCGAGGCGGAGCAGCAGGCCCTTGTCGACGAGATCACCCGCGAGGAGCGAGGCGAGGGCACCGACGCCGTCCTCGCTGTACTTCCGGCGAGCGCCACGCCCGTCGACCCGGTCGAGCGCCGCACCCGGTACGCCGAGGTGCGCGAGGAGCGGAACCGCCTCCGCGCCACCCGGGCCGCCGTGCTCCGCGAGGCTGCCGACCATCTCGCACGGCAGGCCGACGAGCTGTGGGCGCCAGGCCGCACAGCGCACACGACCATGCACGCCGACGCCACCGAACTCCGCCGCCTCGCCGACGAGGCGCAGCAGGCCGAGCCCGCGTCCGAACTCCAGACCCTCGCCGCCGCCCTCGACGGCCTCCACACCCTCATCGCCACCAGCAGCCGCGACTGGCAGACCTACCGCGTCGATGCCTGGATCTGGGCCCTCCTCTGCGGATGGGACTGCGAGAAGACCGAGCACGACGACGCGTGCACACACGGCGCGCTGGAGGAGACGGCCGAGCAACACGGCTGGGACGACGCGACCGTGGCCAAGGCCCGCCGCTACCGCGCCGCCATCCGCAGCCTGACTGGCGAGACGCCCGGCGGTGGCCGGTGACGCCTCGCCAGGCCGCCTGGGTCCGCGCGCACGCCTGGACCTCGGCCGCACACCGCGAGCACACCGACCGACACGGCAACCTCCGCCCCACCGGCTGCGGGCTGCGCTTCATCTCCGCCGTGTGCGGCGGCGGCCCGCACTGCTACTCCGACCCCGCCGACGAGGAATCGCACTGCAACGGCGGCCAGGCGCTCCTCGCCGAGACCCGCATCCTCGGCGCGAACGGCCACCGGTACGACCTCATCTGGCCCGCCCGACCGTGCCGCGTCCGCTGCATCTGCCCCTGCCACACCCCGGCCGAGACCCAGCCCGCGGACCCGTCCGGATCACGGTCCGGATGAGCGTCCGCCCCCATCCGGACCGTCCGGACACCGACCCTCCACAGAACCCTGACCAGCCCGGACACCGATCCGGACCCTCAACCCCACGACGAAAGGCACACACCATGGGATGGTCCAGCGCCAACCGCATCTTCAACCCGATCACCCGCGCCCTCCAGGACGCTCACGTCCCCGACGACAGCAAGCGCAAGATCCTCGGCGACCTCATCGGCGGGCTGCAAGACGGCGACTGGGACACCGAGGACGAGTCCCTGGAGGACTTCCTCGACGACCCGGCCGTGGTGCTCGCGTTCGCCGACCACGGCGTGCACCTCGGCGACCGCCGGTGCTGCCGCGCCGCGCTCGCCGACGACCCGCGCGCCCAGCTCCTGTCGATGCGCTCCGACGAGGTCGACGAAGCCGAGATGGTCCGCGCTCTCGACGCCGTCGTGGGCGCGCCGTACCGCGAGCGTGCCCGCCTCCTGGCCCTCCTCGCCGCCATGACCCCGGGTGCCGTCCTCGCGCCCGCGCCCGATGTCGAAGAGCCCGGCTGGCAGATCCTCTTCCTCACGATCGGCGGCCAGCAGTGCTCCTGGCACATCTCGCCCGCCGACGCCGACCTCTTCGCGCACGTCGAGCACGTGCCCGCCGACGAACCGCGCGCGCAGTGGGACGGCCACACCACCGAGGAGAAGTACGAGCGGATCGCCGAGCTGGCGCAGCGCTGCGGGCCCGAGTGCGCCGAGATGCACACCGAAACCGGCCGCTGCGAGATCGCGAGGGCCCGATGACCACCTGGCTCGCCGTCCTCGGCCTCACCGTCCTCGGCTTCCTGGCCCTGCCCTGGCTCGCGCTCCTCTTTCAGCGCTACTGCGACGCCGTCAACCGCGTCGCCCACCGCCGCCACGGCAACCGCCGCTGACCCCTTCCCGAAGGAGCACCCACCATGGCCAGCCGCCTCACCGCCGCGCTCGTCGGCCAACACCTCACCGCCGCCGACCACCCCAGCTCCGTACGCCGCCAGAAGTGGGCGCCGGGCTACCGCGTGCAGCAGGACAGCCCGCGCACCGTCCGCGTCTGGCACGACGGGCCCGACGAGCACCCGCACCTCGCCGCGTACGCCGACGCGCTCCGCGCCGCCGGGTGCACCGTCACCCCCGAGCACCCGGTCGGCACACGGCCTCGCCTCCGCGTCACCCACCCCTGACCCGCCGGACACGGCAGGGGGCGCGCCTCTCGTCTCCCCAGACCAGGCGCGCCCCACGGTGCTCCCACCGTACCGCCCTGACCAGCCACGGAGCACCCATGACCAGCACCGCCACCCACCTCCGCACCGTGATCCTCCACTGGCCCGACCTCCGCGACGCCCTCGCCGCCCCCGCGCTCGTCGGCGCCTTCGGACTCGGCCTCCGCGGCTACCTCGCCCAGCAGCGCGACGACGCCGCCGAGGAGTACGAGCGCGCGCACGCCGCGCACCTCCGCAGCCTGGAACGGGACCCGATCCAGCTCGGCGAACGGCCCGCCCCCGTACGCATCCCGGTGCTCGACACCATGCGCGAGGTCGAGGAGATCCTGATCGAGCAGGCCGACGTCGTCGCCTCCGCCGTGCAGCGCCCGCCCATGCCCCGAGCGCCGGAGACGTGGCCGGCCGCAGACCGCGCGCGCCGCGACCAGCTCGCCCGCGCGGACCAGCTCGACCCGCGCCGTTGGACGTGGACCGGCACGAGGACTGCGCAGTACGCGGCGCTGTGGCTCCTCGCCCGCGTCGAGCAGCGGCCGGGCCCCTTCGCCGCGCTCACCGAGGCACAGCTCGACGAGGTCGCCCGGACCGCGCGCGCGTGCGCCGCGCGCGTCGAGCGCGCCCTCGACATCAGCAACGAGCGGCGCGCTCTCGAGCGGCGGTGCGCGTGCGGCGGGCGGATCGACGTGCACGGCGGCGCGGGGCGGGCACCACTCGCGCACTGCACGGGATGCGGGCGGATCTGGACGGAAAGCGGGCAGGCAGCCTAGCTCTCGCTGTCTGCTTCTACCGACGACTATGCGCGCGTGGTCCGCGGGCTATGCCGGGCATGCAGTCGGAGGATCAAGGGGAGTGTGCTCGGGCGCCGCACCCGCTTCGCATGCCCCTGTGAGCAAGCTGGGCATCTCCATTGAGACGGGTAGCCACAGCACACCGGGGCAGTTCAAAAATCACACATCACATCACGATTCAATAACGAAAATTAAAACATGGCCAGCAGGTCCGCGAGATCGGATGGAGTACCCGAGCCGGGCCAATCCCCTACATGCGATCGCTGGAGTTGATAATGGACATACTGCCAGAAGGTATTGTTAATATGCTCATAATTGGAATCCTTTCCCTTGGGTTCTATTGGATGGCAATGCGATGGTTGATTAATACCATAGACAAAAGGCGCCCTTGGCTAAGAGGGAAATCACTGATTCCAGTGCGGCCAGCAATGTCGCGGGACGACGCAATACGCATGGGACGCCAGTGCGCAGCATTGGCAAGATTCCACGGGCGCCCCTTCGAGGCGAGCGTGCATCAGTTAGCCGCAGCGTGGGCCTACTCCGCTTGGATGCTTAAAGCCTTAGGGCGAACCATTGATATTGTAAGATACATCTTACTTTTAACGCCCGCTATTCCCTACATCGCGTTTATACTCACCGAAACCGATCTCCTCAATAACACCTTCCTTGCGGCATATTCGGATGAGTATTTTTCGGCGACAATGGGCGTCGCCATGGGCACTCAGCTCATAGGTCGCAAATTCTCCAAAGCGCTTAAAAAATGGGAAAATGAAGACGCCAACGAAATAGCAATCGCGTACTGTTTCGTTATGATGCGCATATATCGATACGCCACAATAGTGGGTTCAATTGATTTCGATGTCGCGAAATCTAAAAACATTTGCGAGAATTTGAAAGATTTCGCAAAAGACGGTAGACCCTTCGAGGAGCCGGACTTGCGACGAGCCGTGACTCAGCACGTATCGCAAGTAACGGTAAAAATAGAAAGCGATACGCGCAAGCTTTTCCACTCCGGTGTCGCGCAGATTCCTGAAGCAGCGAGGAACGTAAGTCACGTCTTGGACAGAGTAATTCAACATAGATGGCTGGCGCTTCTGGAGGTTGAGTCGGAGCAAATTGATAGTGACGACGTATCGGAATCTGTGAGCAACAGGCGTGACATTTGGATTGGCGTGGGTAGCATCCTGGGAGTAGCAGCTGCATTGACTCTTGCCCTAGCTTTGAAAACTCCTCTAGACACTTTGACGCCCATACTTCTTGTGCTCTTCCTGGCGCCTACAGCCTTGTGGGGAGGTCGCGCACTACGGGAACCGGCCGGCCAACTACTGGGATCGGTCACAGGCGGGGCTGGCCGCGATGGGGCTGCAGACGCCGGGGCAAGCACTAGCTCTGAGACCCGATCTGGATAGACACCCATCTCATGTCGTGTGCGCGAGCGCCTCCACACCCAATCTCGGTGCGGGGGCGCTCGCGTGCGGCGGCCTATCCCTGGAGGTGGCGGCGCGCCACGATGGCGACCTGAGCGCTCCCGATGCCCACCAACGGTTTCGCCTCGGCCCCGGACGCGTCGAGCACGTTGGCCGTGACGGTCACGGACCTGTGCGTCGCGGCCTCTTCGGCCAGCACACCCGGACCGGTCCGGGCGACACGATGGACAGCCAGGATGTCGCCGAAGCCGCGCAGCGTCCCGTCGCCGAGAACCTCGACGCCGCCCAGGTAGATGATGTCGCCCACGCGTAGGTCTCCCATCGGCACGCGCTCTGCCGTGAGTTGCTCGCGAGTACGCAGGGCGGCGAACAGGTTCTCGGTCACGAGCCCCCCTCGGACGGTGTGGACTTCGGCCGCACGGTGCCGGAGCCGGTATAGCCCCGGAAGATGTCCTGCACCGTGCTCAACTTGATGTCGAGCCGCGCCGCGATCTGCCGGTACGACAACCCGGCACCGCCGTCCCAGAGCCGGATCACCAGTTCCTTCCGCTCGGCGGCCCACTCCTTGTTGCGCTTGACCTGCGCGGCCATGATCCGGCTCTTCGCCCGCACCCGCGCCTCGGGGTCCGCGATCCGCTCAACCTCGTCAAGGGCTTCCGTCACCCGCCGCACCTCCTCGTCGCTCACCCTCGGCCCCTTCGATTCGGGCGGGCCGCTTGCCCCGAGCGTAGGGGACCCCTACAGTCGTGGGCAAGCAGTCGCACTCACTGCTGATGCAAGAGCCCCGGCCAGCGTTGCACCGCCGGCCGGGGCCCGCCATCCGCCTGCTTGTACCAGGGAGATGACCCATGCAGGGTACCGACGCCCACCCCGGCCCGCGCGGCTACCGACTCCGCCACCGCGAAGCCGCGATCCGCGCGCTCCTCCTCGTCGCCGCCGAACTGCTCGCCGAGAACACCGAGCAGACCTTCGCCGAGCCCGACCGCGACGCCCTCCTCCACGACCTCACCGGCAGCCGCGGCCCCCTCTACAGCGCCCTCGCCGACCGCACCCCCACGCTCCCCGGGCCCATCACGGCCGGGGAGTACCGCCTCCGCCTCCTCGCCCTCGCCTCCCTCGGCCACGACACCGGCACCCTCGCCGCCTGCCGCGCCGACTACGAGGCCGCGCGTCCCGCCCGCGAGGCGTACGCCGAGCAGATGCGCGGCGCGAAGTGAGCTGGCTCGGTCGCCTCCTCGGCGACGACCAAGCCCGCGCCACGAAGTACGACGCGCCGTCCGCGACCGACCGAGCCGCCGCGAAGGACCGCGCGCGCCGACAGAAGCGCCGCGCCGCCGACCGCCGCAGAAACGCCCGCGCCGAGGCCCGCTTCGAGGCCCGAGACCGCGACATCTACGGCTGACCCACCCCACCAACGGCCGCCCCGGCATCCCCTCACCGGGGCGGCCCCCTTCCAGCTCCAGAGGAGCACCCCCGTGAAGACCCGCACCGTCCCCCGCTCGCGGCTCGTACCGCACACCGTGGACGGCAAGACCGAGATGGTCGAAGCCCACTACGACGAGGAAGTCCCGGCACCGCCCCGCGACCTCGACCACGCCGTCCTCAACGCCGTCACCGGGGGCGCCACGCTCCTCGTCGCCATCAGCGTCGCCTGGTCCACCGTCAGCATCGGCGACCTCCTCGCCCGCACCGTCCCCACGCCCTCCCTCGGCTACGGCGCCGCCCTGGCCTTCGACGTCGCGTGGATCATGTGCATGGCCCTGGAATGGCTCAGCCGGTACGACGCCGCGCGCGCCCGCCTGTACATGTGGGCCGGGCACGCCGCGCTCGCCGTCGCCGTCGCGGCCGTCGTCACGCACGGCGTCGTCGAGGACCAGGTCGCGGGCGGCGTGCTCGCCGCCGCCGTGTCCGTGCTCGCGAAGGCGACCTGGGCGCTCGTGATGCGGCAGCACGCGAAGGTCTTGGACCCGCTCACCACGCAGTGGGTCGACAAGCAGCGCGCGAAGGCCGGCGCCCAGCTTGCGATGGTGCCCGTACGCCGTCAGCTCGCCCGCATGCAGGCCGCCGTCGCTGCCGAGACGGCCGCGCTCGACACCGCGCAGGCCCGCGCCCGCGACGAGCAGGCACAGGCGGATGCCGATCCGGACCGTCCGGACGACGAAGCGGGCGACGAGGACGACAACGTCCTCCCGCTCGTCGGCAAGCGCCTGACCGTGAAGGACGCGGTCCGGACCATCGTGGACAGCGGCATCGAAGACGACGACGCGGTCCTCCGGTACGTACGCACCGCTGCCGACCCGAACGCCAAGGAAGAAACTGTCGCCCGGTACCTGCGCGCCGCCCGGATCGCCGGATGACCGACAAGCCCACGCCGCCGATCACCCCGACGCGGATCATCCCCGGCGGCGCTCCGCTCCCCGGCCGAGCACCGCAGCCTGGGGAACTCCCGCCGTGGCGCACTCCGCCCCCGCCTCCCCGCCCGCCCGCGACGCCGCCCGTACCGCCACCGGCCCCCGTGCCTCCGCCCGCGCCGATCGAGGTCCGCGTCGTCGTGGATCTGGCCCCGCCGCCCGAGGTCGAGGAGGAGCCGCCCGGCGCGCTCGCGCGGCTGTGGGCGCAGGTCGCGTCCTGGCGCCTGGCCGTCGCCGCCGGGACCGCGCTGCTCCCGTGGCTCGGCGGGAGCAGCCCTGCCACTGCCTGGGCCCACACCGTGCACACGCTGCGCGCCGAGGCCGGTCTCGGGGCTGCCTACACCGTCGCCGGGCTCGCGCTCGGGGGCGCCGTCCTCGTCTACCGGCGCAGCAGCGGCCGGTCCCTGCCCACCTTCTTCCTCGTCACCGCCAGCGTCGGCGCCCTCGGCGTCCTCGACTGGTGGGACCCAATCCAAGCCCTCACCGGAGTGTCCCGATGAGCACGACGACCACCCTGACCATCGGCGGGCTCACCGCCGCACTCCTCATCCTCGTCGCGAATCTCCACCCCTGGTGGACCGGGAAAAGGGAGGTCAAACAGCTCGCCGCCTTCGGGAAAGGGGTCGGCGGTGCGGCGCTCATGGCCGCCTGCCCCGGCGGCATCCTTGGCTGGGCTCACGCGCACACCGGCGGCATCGCCAACTCCGCAGGCGAGAAGGCCGGGACCGCCGCCACGGGCGTCGGGACGGACAGCCCCCTCAGCGCCGGGCACATCGCCGGGCTCTCCGCCCTGGGTGCGCCCGTCGTGGTCGTCGGGGCCTTCCTCGTCTACCTGGCATGGAAGAAGGCCGGCGCGAAGGACAAGAAGCGCCTCGCGGGGGGCGTCTTCGTCGGCTCCGTGCTCCTCCTCACCGCCGGGATCGCGGGCATGATCGAGTGGCTGCCGGGCGCTCTCAACCAGGTGGGCGCGCAGATCAGCGCAGCCGTGCAGGAGGGGGCGTGACCCTCTCCCGCCTCCCCCGCGCCGTCGCCCGCCGCGCCCTGGCCGCCGCCGACCGGCTCGCGCGCGACTCCACCCTCCTCGCCCGCCGTCTCGGCGCGCGCCTCGCCGACTGGGTCGCCCGCGGGCGCCGTGACGACCTCACGGGCTGGCGGGCCGCGCTCGGCCCGCTGGCGCGCCTCACCCTCCTCGCGGGCCTGGGCTGGGCCGCCTGGCGGCTGGTGCAGGCCCGCGTCTGGTGGATCAACTGGGGCCTCGCCGGGCTGTGGGCCGGGATTGCCTGGCACCTCACCCGGACGCCGAAAGAGCAGCCGGAGGAGGGGGCGACAGAGGCCGCCGAGGAGAGCCCGGCGTTCCCCGACCGGGACGTCGTCGTCGCGCTCCTCCGCACCCTCATCGGCACCGGCCCGGGAGTGCACCTCTCCACGCTGCTCGCGCACCTCCAGGAGCACGAGCACGGGAGCGGCTGGAAGGTGACCGATCTGCGCCTCCGGTTGGAGGCCCTTGGCATCCCCGTCGAACCCAAGCTCAAGGTGGGGCGGGTGCCCAAGCGAGGGGTCGCCGCGACCGCGCTCGACGCCCTCCCCCCGCTCGCCGGCCAAGAGGAGTCTCCCGACACGTCTCCCGCTGTCTGACCTGCACTTTCTCCCGCGCTCTCCCACGAATCTCCGCCCCTCTCCCGGGGCGTCTACCGAAAGGGACACCATGTCGATCACCTTCGGCACCGCCACCCGCGAGGGCACCGCCCTCGACAACGCCGACGCCGCCTGTGTCTACCGCGCCGACTCCGGCACGCTCGGCGCCGCCGTCATCGACGGCATCGGCCACCAGCCCGGCACCAGCCGTATCGCGCCCGTCCTCGCCGAAGTCGCCGCCCGCGTCGCTGCGGCGCGCGGCCCGCTCGGCGGACTGCTCTCCGCCGCCGAGCTGCTCGCCGGGGAGCCCGACGGCGGCCTCAACGCCGTCGCCGTGGTCGCCGAGATCGACCCCAGCGACGGCTTCGCACGGATCGCGTGGGTGGGCGACGCCCGCGCCTACGCCTGGACCCCCACCGGCCTCGGCACCGGGCTCGGCCAGGTCACGACCGACCAGACCATGGGGCAGTGGGCGCGGCTGCACAACGAGGTCCCGATCGAGGTTGCCGAGCACCACGACGCGTGGGTGCGCGTCTCGCTCCGTACCGCCGTCGTCGCGACGGTGCGTCAGGTGGAGGCGCCCGGACCGCTGATCATCCTGACGAGCGACGGCGTGCACGACTACGTGCGGAGCGACGCCCTGGAGCACCTCGCCGACGAGTACGCCACCGACCCGCAGGCGCTCGCGGACGCGCTGGTCGCCGCCCCGGAGCCGCGCGCGGGCGGCTACCGCGACGACGCCACGGCCGTCGTCATCCGCATCGCTTGACGCAAGCCGTGATCTTGCCGCACACTCGGCGGCAGATCCGGCATGCCCGGAAACAGAAGGCCCGCCCAGCGCGGGCCTTCTGCTTTCCCCGAACTTCCAGCGCACCGGCCCGCGCGCGGACATCATGAGCCCCATGACCCGCACCGCCATAGCCGCCGTACTCATCACGGCCTGCGCCGCGCTCACCGCGTGCAGCAGCGACAGCGACACCGACAGCAAGCCCACCCCCGCAGCCTCGACTCCCGGCCCCGACATGTCGTCAGCCGAAGCCGCGGCCGGCATCCCCCCGGAGCCCACCGGCGCTGACCGCAAGGCGCTCCTCCTCGCCCTCCGCGCCGTGGCCCCGAAGGCGGCCGACAAGGCGCACGAGGACAAGGCGCTCGACGCGGCACGCAACCAGTGCGCGGCGATCAACGGGGGCGCGGAGCGGCTCGATTCCACGGCCGCCGCGCGGTTCTCGTACGACGGCGTGACGACGACCGAGGCGCAGGGCAAGGCGATCACGGCGGCGCTCAAGGCGAGCGGCTTCTGCAAGGTGTAGAACCTGCTCCACCACAGACCGGGCCCGGCCGTGCACCCCCGTGACGGCCGGGCCCTCGCATGTCCGGAGGTGCCTGTGGCTCTCCGACGAGACCAGCGCCGGATCACCGACGAGGACCGGGCCGCCGTCCGCGCGCTGCACGCCGAAGGACTCGGCCGAAACGAGATCGCGCGCCGGATCGGGCGCGGCTCCCGCACCGTGAGCGTCCTCGCCGCCGAGCTGGGCCTCAGCTTCGACCGCACCCACACCGCCATCGCAACGGAGGCCCGCGTGATCGACGCCAAGGCGCGCCGCGCCGCGCTCGTCCAGCGTGCGTACACCCGCGCGGAGAAGATCTACGACCGCCTCGAAGCCGACGCCGGACCAGCGGGGTACGACTTCACTGCGACCAGCGTCAACGGCATCGAGACGAAGAACCTGAACCACGTCCCCGCTCAGGACGAGCGCGCGCTCGCCCTCGCGGCCGGCGCCCACCTCGCACAGGCCGCGAAGCTCGAAGCGCTCGACGGCGACCCCGGCCTCGACGCCGCGAAGTCGATGCTCGGCGGGCTCGCCGAGGGCCTGCGCCGGATCGCCGAGGCCCCGGAGGACACCGGGGAGGGCTGACCATGCTGGACGCCCTGCCGCTGTCCCGGAAGCAGATCCGCAGCATCTCGGCAGCGAGCGCGCGCATCAACATCTGGCACGGCGCGATCCGGTCGGGGAAGACGGTCGCCTCGCTGATCGCCTTCCTCATCTCGGTCAGTACGGCGCCGGCCTCCGGGCTCATCGTGATCGTGGGGCGCTCGCTCCAGACCATCGAGCGGAACGTCCTCGACCCGCTCCAGGACGACGCGCTCTTCGGCCTGATCGCCCGCCAGGTCGTCCACACTCGGGGCGCGACCGTCGCCACGATCCTCGGCCGCACGGTGCACCTCGTCGGCGCGGCGGACTCCCGCGCGGAGGGGCGCCTGCGCGGGCTGACCGCGGCGTTGGCGTACGTGGACGAGGCCACGCTGATCCCGCGCGGCTTCTGGAACCAGCTCCTCGGCCGCCTGTCCGTGCCGGGCGCGCGGCTGCTGGCGACGACCAACCCGGACAATCCGGGACACTGGTTGAAGAAGGAGTTCCTCGACCGCGAGGGCGAACTCGACCTCCGCTCGTGGCACTTCACCCTCGACGACAACCCGGCCCTCGACGCCGCGTACGTCACGTCGCTCAAGAGCGAGTACACGGGTCTCTGGTACCGACGCTTCATCGCCGGGCACTGGGTCCAGTCCGAGGGCGCGATCTACGAGACCTTCGACCCCGCGCGGCACGTCGTACGGGACCTGCCGCGGATCGACCGGTGGGTGTGCGACGCGATCGACTACGGCACCGTCAACCCGTACGCCGACGTCCTCCTCGGCGTCGGCGCGGACCGGCGTCTCTACGTCGTCAGCGAATTCCGCTGGGACTCGCGGCGCGAGCGGCGGTCCCTCACCGACGCGGAGTACTCAAAGGCACGGCGCGGCTGGCTCGCGCGGGTGCCGCAACCGGAACAGAACATCGTCGGCGTGGCCCCAGAGTGGACGATCGTGGACCCGTCCGCGTCGTCGTACATCGAGCAGCTCCACCGCGACGGCGTGCGCGGCGTACAGCCTGCGGACAACGCGGTCCTCGACGGCATCCGCACGGTCTCATCGCTGTTCTCCTCCGACCTGCTCCGCGTGCACGACTCCGCGCGCGGGCTGATCGACGAGTTGCCCGGTTACTCCTGGGACGACGCGGCGGCCGAGCGCGGCGAGGACAAACCCATCAAGGAATCCGACCACTCGTGCGACGCGCTGCGGTACGGGGTCCGTACGACGGAGAGCCTGTGGCGCCCGTACCTGCCGACCCAACTGGAGGTGGCCGCCTGATGGCTGAGCAGCCCATTACCCCTGACGTCGCGATCGAGACGGCGGCGCGCCTCCTCCGCGCGGCCGAGCTGGAGACCAACCTCGCGATGATGGAGCGGCTCGACGATCTCGCCACGTCCTGGCTGAACATGGCCGCGCTTCTTCTGGAGAAGGAGGCGGTCTGATGGCTACGGAGGTCACCCTGCCGGTGCACGTCCGCGTAGGCGAAGCCGAAGGCTGCTTGGGCGAACTCACCGTTGAGGCCACGGGCGGGACGGTGCGTGGCGAGGACGTTCTCCACCAGCTCGCGGCCTTCTTCCGCGAGGCCGCCGACGTCATCAAGCACCCCACCGAGGACGACGACGAGGAGGTGCCGGATGCCGCTGCCCACGGGTAACGTTCCCTGGCCCCCGCCCCAGCTCTCGCCCGCCCTCACCCTCATGGACACCTGGGACACCTGGTGGTCCGGCGACGTCGACCGCCTGGAGCAGCTCTACGGCGGCGGCACCGGTGCCGGCCCCGACCCACGCCGCCACCAGTTCTCCGGCGGGGTGATCGGCCGTATCGCCCGCTGGTGGTGGGGCACCCCCACCTCGCCAGGCGAGCGCCGTACGAAGCTCCACGTCCCGCTCGCCGGGGACATCTGCGCGGGAAGCGCGGACCTGCTCTTCTCCGAGCCGCCCACCTTCACCGTGGACGACGTCACCACACAGACCCGGCTCGACGAGCTGACCGACGAGGGAATGCTCGCCACCCTCCAGACCGGCGCCGAGATCGGCAGCGCCCTCGGCGGCGTCTACCTGCGCCCCGTCTACGACAAGGCCCTTGCGGACCACGCCTGGACCGACATCGTGCACGCCGACCGCGCCGTGCCCCAGTTCACCTGGGAGCGCCTATCCGCCGTGACCTTCTGGAGCGTCGTACGCGAGGAAGACGGACAGGTCTGGCGCCACCTGGAACGCCACGAGCCCGGCTTCGTCCAGCACGGCCTCTACCAGGGCACGCGCTCGAAGCTCGGACGGGCGGTGCCTCTGGAGGACGCCCCGGCGACCGAGGGTTTCGCCACGCTGGTGGGCGAGTTCGGGGAGATCGAAACCGGCTACGAGGGCCTCGACGTCTCGCACGTCCCCAACCAGACGACGCGCCGCTGGAGGAAGGACGAGTACCTCAAGGACTTCGGGCGCAGCGACCTCGATGGCGTCGAGCCGCTCATGGACCAGCTCGACGAAACCTACAGCTCCTGGATGCGGGACATCCGCCTCGGCAAGGGACGGATCATCACCCCCGAGGCGTACCTCACCCCCGGCGGACCGGGACAGGGAGCACGCTGGGACCCGGACCGAGAGGCGTACGCGGGCCTGAACATGCTGGCGCGCGGCGACGCGGGACCGCAGCTCACCATCGCCCAGTTCGCCATCCGCGTCCAAGAGCACCGCGAGACCGCCGAGGACCTGGTGAACCAGATCCTCCGCAGCGCCGGGTACTCCGGCCAGACCTTCGGCATCGGTGGAGACGTCGCGGTCACCGCGACCGAGGTCGTCTCCAAGGAGCGCCGAAGCATGACGACCCGGGGCCGCAAGGTCTTGCGTTGGCGGCCCGCGCTCGCGCACCACGTCGAGGCGCTCCTCGCGGTTGACCGGTACGTCTTCGGCGGCGCCAGTCAACCGCAGCGCCCCACCGTCGAGTTCGCCGACAGCGTGCAGGAGAGCCCGCTCAGCCTGGCCACCACCGCCGAGACCCTCCGCCGCGCACAGGCCGCGAGCACGGAGACCCTCGTCCGGATGACCCGGCCCGAGCTGGACAAGGACGAGGTCGCCACCGAGGTCGCCCGCATCCACCTGGAACAGGGCATGAGCGTCCCCGATCCCATGCAGGCCGGGGACCTTCCGTAGGAGGTGCACGGTGCCGGTATCGCCCGCGCTCGCTGAGGACCTCGCCGCCGCCGTCGCCGACCTGTACGAGGCCGCCGAGGGCACGATGCTCGACCGCATCCGTACGGCTCTCGCGGAGGGCATCGGCTCCCCGGTCTGGGTCGAGCTGAAGTTGGCCGCGCTCGGTGACCTCCAGGCCGCGATCCAGACCGTCATCGACGCGCTCGCCCTGGACGCGTCCGGCGCGATCCACGAGGCCGTCGCCGAGGCGTACGACCGCGGGCAGCAGGCAGCCGTCGCCGAGCTGGGCGCGGTCGCGGCCGGTCAGGCGGCGGTGGCCGCCGACGTGCTGCCGACCGCGCCGGCCGTGGACCGGCTCGCGGCGGCGCTCGTGGCCGACACCGGGCCCGTGCACCAGCGGGTGCTGCGGGTCGCGATGGACACGTACCGGGACGTCATCACCCGAGCGTCAGCGGCGCCGCTGCTCGGCGCGCAGACGCGGCGCCAGGCCGCGCAGTCCGCGCTCGACGCGGTCGCGGACCGGGGCGTAACCGGCTTCATCGACTCGCGGGGCCGCGGCTGGGACATGCGCGCGTACGTGGAGATGGCGACGCGGTCGGTGGTCGGGCGGGCGGCGGTGGAGGCGCACACGGATCGGCTCGCGGCTGCGGGCGTGGATCTGGTGGTGGTGTCGCGGGCGCCGGAGGAGTGCCCGTTGTGCAAGCGCTGGGAGGGGAAGGTGCTGGCGCGGGCGGGGGCGCCGGGTGCGCGGACGGTGAGGGTGGAGCACGCGACGGAGGACGGCCGGGCGGTCTCGGTGGCGGTGGCGGGTTCGTTGCCGGAGGCGCGGGCGGCGGGGCTGCTTCATCCGAACTGTCGGCACTCCGTCTCGGCGTACCTCCCGGGTGTCTCGCGGGTGCCGGAGTCGGTGCCCGCGCGGGCTTCGTACGCGGAGTCGCAGCAGCAGCGGTATCTGGAGCGGCAGGTGCGGCGGTGGAAGCGGCGCGCGGCGGCGGCGCTCGACGACGGGGCCCGTACGGCGGCGAGCGCACGGGGGCGGGCGTATCAGGCCCGTATCCGGGAGCTGGTCTCGGATACGGGCCTGCCGCGTAAGAGCCACCGCGAACAGCTCACGACGGCGCGCTGACTAGGAGGCGGCGCCGTGCTCGCGATCCCACGCGGCCAGCTCCTGCTGCGTGCATGAAGGGCAGTAAGGCGCTGAGGGCTTCTTGATCTCATGGCCGCCCCACGCGCTCCGCGTGAGGACGCGCCGCACCAACGTCCCCTCGCAGCGGCGGCACTGGCCCGGTACCTGCTCTATCTCAACGGTCATCCGGTGAATGTAGCGCGCGCCTCTGACAACGACTTCCGCCCGCCGGGTGCGGGCCGGATCGCTCAACAGCCCCGCCAGGCGCGGGGCTCCCTACGCGCACCAGGAGTGCACGATGCAGAAGAAGCACCTCGCCCGCTACGCCCTCGCGGGCGCCGGATGGGCCCACCCCTACGCCACCGGCCCTTTCGACCCGTGGCTGTACGCAGACGGCGGGGACGGAGGCGACTCCGGCACCGACGACAGCGGCAACGCTGACGACGGCGGCGATGCCGACGACGACCAGGCCGACGACGCCGAGACGGGCGGCGGCGCGGACGACGAGGACCAGGGCGAGAAGCCCAAGCCCAAGCCGCCCGCGAAGAAGCCTGCCGACGACGACCCTGCCGCGACGATTGCCCGGCTCCAGAAGGAGCTGAAGACGGCGAACGGCGAGGCCGCGAAGGCGCGCACGTCCGCGAAGAAGGCCGCCGCCGACGAGGCCCGCACGGAGATCGTGCAGGAACTCGGGAAGGCCCTCGGCCTGATCAAGGACGACAAGGACACGCCGCCCGACCCGGCCGCGCTCACCGCGCAGATCGAGAAGGCGACGGCCACGCACCGGGAGACGGCCGTGGAGCTGGCGGTGTACCGGGGCGCGTCGAAGCACGGCGCCGACCCCGACGCCCTCACCGACAGCAGGGCGTTCCTCCGCTCGATCGCCGACCTCGACCCGGCCGACGAGGGCTTCTCGAAGAAGGTCAACGCCGCGATCAAGCAGGCCGTGGCCGACAACCCCAAGCTCAAGGCGGCCTCTCCGGCGCCCGGCCGCATGGGGGCGGACTTCTCCGGCGGGTCCGGAGGCAAGGCCGCAGACGACGACTCGATCGACGCTCACCGCGAGCGGCGCCGCAAGCAGCGCGGCGGCTGAGCGCGAGCACCCAGACAGAGAGGGCCCCCGATGGCCAACACCTTCCTCACCCCCGACAACATCGCACGTCGCGCGCTCGCGACGCTGTACGAGACGACGCACATGGCGCAGCTCGTGCACCGCGACTACGAGGCCGACTTCGCCGGCCGCCAGGGCGACACGATCACCGTGCGGAAGCCCGCGGTGTTCACCGCCACGGAGTTCAACCGCACCACCGGGATCGTGCCGCAGAACGCCACGGAGAGCGGCTTCCCGGTGGTGCTCAACCACCTGCCCGACGTCAGCTTCACGGTTACGACCGAGCAGCTCACCCTGGAGATCGACGACTTCGGCGAGCGGCTCCTCGACCCGGCGATGGAGGCGATGGCACAGAAAATCGACCGCGACATCCTCAGCCTCCGCAGCGATATCACCCAGACCGTGGGCGAGGTCGCCGAGAACACCGGCGGCGAGAACTACAACTACCCCGGGGGGGCGTACCCGTGGTCGGACTCTCGCGTCCTCATCGAGGCGGGCGCGCTCCTCGACACGAAGAACGTCCCGGCCGCTGACCGCAACGTGGTCGTCGGCCCGCGCACGAAGGCGCGGTGGATGGCCGAGAAGATCTGGCGCGCTTCCGACCAGCGGGGCAGCACGGTCGGGCTCACCGAGGCGCAGTTTGGCGCGAACGCAAGCGGCTTCACGCCGTACATGTCGCAGAACATCACGGGCCCTGCGGCCGACCCGGAGACGGGCGAGCCGACCACCGAGGTCGACGTCGCGTTCCACCGCACCGCGTTCGCGCTGGTCACCCGCACCCTGGAGATCCCGCCGGGCGCTCAGGACGCGGCGATCGTGCCGTACAAGGGTTTCGCGCTCCGCGTGGTCTACGACTACGACATCAAGTTCAAGCAGACCGTCGTCTCGGTCGACTGCCTGTACGGCGTGAAGACCCTCGACCCCAACCGTGCCGTCCTCATCAAGGGAGCCGATGCCGCATGATCCGCTACCGCAACGAGAACAACGGCGAGGTCGTCGAGCGCCAGGAGCCGGACGCCCGGCTCGACTTCCTCCCCAACTGGGAGCGCCTGGAGGACGGGGAGGAGCCGGGCCCGGTCCGGCCGGACGGTGTCCTCTCGCGCCCGCAGGCGTCCCCGGGCGTGGCCGAGCAGGACGCCACGGACGAGGAGCTGGAGGAGCGAGCGGCCGACGAGCCGCCCGCCCGCTCGGCGTCGAAGGCCGAGTGGCAGGAGTACGCCCGCGAGCGCGCGGTCTCCGACGAGGAGCGCGCCGAGGTCGACACGCTGACGAAGGAGCTACTCGTCGCGAAGTACGGGGTGAGCGATGGCTGACCTCGTCACGAACACGGCGAAGGGCCGCTTCGTGCACTACGGGGCGACGGCGCAGGCGGGCACCGGCGGGGCGAAGCTCGTCGCCGTCGTGCTCGCGGCGTCGGGCCTGCCCACGGACGACGCGCTCCAGGACGCGGACACGCTCGCCGCGATCCTCGCGACCGCGACGGAGCAGACCGCGATGGGCCGCAAGGTCCTGACCGGAGTCACGGCGGCGGTCAACGACACGACGAACAGCGCCTCCGTGGACGCTGCCGACGTGACGTGGACCGCCGCGAGCGGGCCCGCCACCGGGAAGCTCGTCATCGCCTTCGACCCCACCGGCAGCAGCGCGGACAGCGCGCTGATCCCGCTGACCGTGCACGACTTCGCGGTCACCCCGGACGGGACGGACATCACCGCGCAGATCGCCACGGCGGGACTGGCGGTCGCCGAGAACGCGTGAGGGGGCGGGCCGGTGGCCAGGCTGTGGACGTGTGGGTTCGAGCTTCAGTCCGCTGCCGCGCTGGTGGAGATCCAGGACTCCAACGGATCGCCTGCGATCTCCACCAGCATCCACCGCCCCGGAGGTCTCGCCTCGCTGCGGGTCGTGCCCACGGGCCCGACGCAGTACGTCGAGATGCAGCTCACGAGCGGTGTGGTCATGCGGACCTTCCACCGCTTCTACCTGTACATCACCGCCCTTCCCGCCGCCGACACCAACATCTACGGTGTGGGGCAGTCCGGGTACTTCCCCGCCGTCGTACGCCTGACGACCGCGGGCGCGCTCCAGCTCCGCGACAACCAGGCCCTCATCAGCCTCGGGCCCGCCACCGCGCCGCTCGCCCTCGGGCAGTGGCACCGGATCGAGCTGGACTACACCGACACCGCCGGGACCGTCACGGCCGGAACCGCTCCCTTCCGCGGCTACCTCAACGGCACGCTCTTCGCCGACACGCTGTGCTCGAACATCAACGGCTTCTCCCGCGTCCGCATGGGCGCGATCCAGGCCGCGAGCGGCATGGACATCTGCATCGACGACGTGGCCGTGAACGACGACACCGGCAGCGCGCAGACCGGGCTACCCAGGGCGGGCACCGTCGTCCACCTTCGCCCCGCCGGGGTCGGGGACGCGAACGGGTGGGCCACCACGGTCGGGGGGACCGCGGGTGCCGCGAACAACTGGGCACGCGTCTCGGAGATCACCCCGGACGACGCGACGTCCTACAACCAGACAGCCGCGAGCGGTACCGCGACCGACGACTTCACCCTCTCCTCCGCGTCCGCCGCAGGGATCGGCGCGACAGACGCGATCCGTCTCGTCGCCCTGGGCGCGCGCGTCGGATCGACGGCGACGACGGCCGCGAGCATCGTGACCCGCATCAAGGGCCAGTCGGGCGGCACGGTCGCCGAGTCGCCCTCGACGAGCGTCGCGGTGAACGGGTGGACGACCCACAAGAGCGCCGTACCGCGCCTGTACCAGCTCACCACTTACGCCAACCCCCAGACCGGCACGGCCTGGACGCGGGCCGCGCTCGGCACGGCGCAGATCGGCTACCGGGCGAACGTCTCCCAGACGACCGTGCGGCGGGTGAGCGCGCTGTGGGCGCTCGTCGAGTACGCCCGCCCCGAGACCGTCGTGCAGCTCGGCGCCGCCCACGAGCACGCGGCCGGGCACCGCCTGGTCCTGCCCTTCGGGGCCGCGCTCCGCGACGACTTCGCGGACGGCACGGTCGACGAGGCACGCTGGCCGGACTCGTACGGGGCGATCAGCGAGAGCGACGGCGAGGCCGTCGTCTCGTCGACGAGCGACTACGCGGGCTACGCCTCCGCGACCGCCTACCGGCTCACCGAATCCGCGGTCTTCTGCCGCATCACCCCGGCGCCGGCCGGGACCGCGAGCGAGGCGTGGACGCAGGTCCTCGTCACGACGGCGAACATGGGCACGGACGCGGTCGTCGAGGTCGACGCCGTGCACGGGTTCCTCAACCTCTCGGCGCGCGCGGGCTACTACGACCCCGACCGCGTCAGCCTCCCGTACGACCCTGTCGGGCACGCCTGGCTGCGCATCCGCGCGACCGGCGACGCCCTTCTGTGGGAGACGGCGCCGGACGGTGCGGTGTGGACCGTGCAGCGCTCGTCCCCGGCCCCGGCCTGGGTGCTCGACGGCACGCCTCTCCAGGTGCAGCTCACCACCCACCGCGACGCGGGCGCGAGCAGCGAGGCGCGATTCGCGGCGTTCAACATCGCGCCGCCGCACATCGTGCGCCCGGCGGCGACCGCGCGTACGACGGAGCGGGCCCTCCCGGTGACGGCCGTCGCGCGCGCGGTCCTCGGGGCGGCCCTCGAGGTCGAGTACGGCACTGCGGCGAGCTGGTCGCGGCGCGCGAAGCTCGGCCCGGCGGCCACCACGGGGGCAGCGCATCCGGTCAGGCAGCGGCGCGCAGCCCCGCTGCGCGCCGCCCCTGTGGCCGAGCGAGCGGGCGAGCTGACGGCCCGTCACCGCGCGGCGGCGGCGCCCGCCCACGAGCACGACGCCGCCCTGCCGGTGCACGCGGTCCGGGCGGTCCGGATCGGGTCCGCGCTGGTCAGCTCCACGACCCAGCCCCTCGTCCTGCGTCGCACTGCGCCGATCCGGACCGCCCGGACCGCCGTCCGCGCGGGCGCGATCGGGCACGCGCGCACGGTACGGCTCGGCGCCGCGATGGAGACCGACAGCGCCGCGAGCCTTTCGGCCGGCGCCCGTCGCTGGCTCGGCGCGGCCTCCGAGACGGCTGCGGCTGAGCTGCTGTCCGTCCGCCGTCGCGCGCCGCTGTCTGCCCCGGCCGTGCGCGAGAGCGCGGGCGCTGTCCGCGCGCATCGCGTTGTCGTCGTGCGCACCGCGCGCGCAGGCGTGCGGGCGGGCGCGCTCGCGGCGAGCCACCAGGCCGCCCTCGGCACCGCGCGGGAGACGGCGACGGCTCCCCGGGCGGAGACCGGCCGTGGCACGGGGATCGGAGCAGCCCGCACCGCTGCCGCATCGCTCCCGCTCGCCGTACGCAAGGCGGCGCCGATCGGGGCCGCGACCGCCCGCGAGCGCGCGAGCGAGGTGGCCGCGAGCGCGCGGGCGAGCCTTCGCCCGGCAGAGGAGCGCGACGGCGCGCTCCCGGTGCGCGCCGTACGGATGGTGCGGCTGGGCCCCGCGCACAGCCGCGACCACGCGGCCCGCGCGCAACCTCAGCGGCGGCTGCTTCTGGGCGGCGCCGCAGAGGGCGTGACGGCGACCTCGCTGTCTGGCGCGGCGAGGGTGCGCGTGCGGGCCGCCAGCGCGGCTGACCGCGCGGGCGCGGTACGGCACCGGCGCACGGTGCGCCTCGGCGCGGCCCGAGCGCGCGAGCACGCGGGCCGCGCGGTCCAGCGCCGCACCGCCCGGCTCGGCCCCGGGCGCGCGGCCGTACGGGCAGGCGCCGTACGGCAGCCCTTCCAGCGCCGCATGGTCCGCACGGCCACCGTCGCCGACCGGGCCTCGACCGTGGCTCCGGCTCGGCAGCGCCCGGCCGACCGGCTCACCCCGACCACCACCGGCCCCGCGCTCAGCCCGACCACGTACGGGCCCGTGCTCCGTACGGGCACCGCAGGCCCGGTGCTAACCGCCACGACCACCGAAGGGGGTGGGTGATGCCCGAAGTCGGCGACCTGGCGACGGCCACCCTGACCGTCAGCCCGCACGACGACACCACCAACGCGGTCCTCCGCGTCGAGCAGCCGGACGGGACAGCGCTCCTGCCCGTCGTCTCGCGCGGCGACAGCGGCACCTTCACCGCACCGGTCGAGTACACGCTCGCCGGGGTCTGGCTGCTGCACTGGACCGTGACCGGCACCGGCGCCTCCGTGGAAACCGAGGAGGTCGGCGTCGCCCCCGCCAGCACCACGGTGCCGGACGGGCGGGTGTACGCGACGACCACGCAACTCGCCACGTACCTCCGGGACGTGCCCCCGCCGGGCGCCGTGCGGCTCCTCGCTGACGCCTCCCGGATGCTCGATGCCCGGGTCCTCGCGTACTGCCGGTACGACGTCACTCCCGCCGGGCTCCCTGCGGACCCGGTCGTCGCGGAGGCGATCGGCCGCGCGGTGTGCGCGCAGGTCGCGTGGTGGGGCGAGGTCGGCGACTCGACGGGTGCGGCCGGCGTCGGGTGGGGCTCGGTCGCGATCGGCAGCGTGAGCCTCGGCGGCCGGGCTGCGGGCGCGATCTCGGGCGACGACTCGGCGGCCCGCCAGCTTGCGCCGCAGGTGGCCGACGAGCTGCGTGCACCGCAGCTTGCCGGGCGCTTCTGGCTGGGGGCGGTGAGCACCTGGTGAACAGCATCCCGGGCTGGCTGCTCCGTCACCGGATCGTCGTGGAGCCCTACCGCGGGGACTCCAGCACGGGCCCGCTCTACGGCCCGCCGCGCGAGCTGCGGGTCTTCCTCGACGAGCAGACCCGCACCGTGCGCTCCCCGGGCGGCGAGGACGTGACGAGCCGCTCGACGGCGTACGCCGCGCCGGGCGCGCTCGTGCCGCCGCTGTCCCGCGCGACGCTCCCCGGAGGGCGGGTCACCACGGTGATTCAGACCGCGCGGCGGGACGGCGGCGGCCTCGCGACGCCTGACCACCTGGAGATCCAGCTTGAGTAGGAGGTGGCCGTCATGCCGCAGGGCTTCCGGCTTCGCTTCAACGGCCACGCTGTCGAAGGCGAGATCCGCGCGGCTGCGGCGCGCGGGCTGCTCCTGGCGGCGGAGCACGTCCTGGCGGAGTCCCGCACGGTGGTGCCCATCGACGAGGCGGCGCTGTCCCGGTCGGGCACTGCGTCCGTGGATGAGGGCGCGCTGACGGCCGCCGTCTCGTACGACACCCCGTACGCGGTGCGCCAGCACGAGGAGCTGACGTACCGGCACGCACCTGGGCGTACGGCGAAGTACCTGGAGCGGCCCCTCAACGCGGCGCGCTCCGAGGTTGCCGCGCTGATCGCCGCGCAGATTCAGCGGGCCCTGCGGTGAGCGCCCCGCCGATCGGCTACACCACCACGCTCCTCGTCGGCCTGGCCGAGCTGCTCGCCGGGGAGGGCGTCGGCGTCTACGACCCGGCCGCCGTCATCCCCCCCGACAGCACGGGGATTTTCCGGGGCGCGATGCCCCCGGACCCGGACCGCGCGGTCGCGCTGACCGCGTACCCGGTCGAGGACGGTGGCGGCCTGGACGCGATCACCGGGGTGCAGGCGCGGATGCGCGCGGGCCGGGACCCGGGCGCGGTCGATGACCTCGCCGACGCCGTCTTCGCCGCGCTGCACATGCGCGAGCACTTCCCCCTCGGCCCCGTCCATGTCGCGCTCGCCTGGCGGCAGTCGCAGGCGTGGATCGGCTTGGACTCGCGGCAGCGCATGGAGCTGACCGCGAACTACTACCTCCGGACCGTACGGCCGGGCCCTCACCAGCACGAATAGGGAGCAGCAGATGAGCACACCCGTGGAGACCAAGGTCACCGCTCTCGCCCGCCGGTGGCGGCTGGAGGTGGATCTCGGCACGGACACGACGCCGGACTGGCAGCCCGTCATGGGCGTGGCGGAACTCCAGCCCTCCGCCGAACCGAATCTTGAGGACTCCAGCGACTACGACTCGGACGGCTGGGCGGGCAACACCAAGACGGGCCAGAGCTGGGAGCTGTCCGTCACGATCAACCGCAAGATCAACGACCTGCAGAAGACGTACCACCCGACGCACGAGGCGCTGCGCATGGCGAGCTTCGCTTTCGGGTCCGCCTCGTACGTGCACGTCCGCTACTACGACCGCAACGGGCTCCCCGAGGCGTACGAGGGCCGCGCGCTCGTCGAGTGGGCGCCGTCCGGGGGCGAGACCACCGACCTTGACCAGGTCGAGGTGACCCTCACCGGCGACGGTCCGCTGCTCCTCATCGACAACCCGCTCGCCGACGAAGAGGAGGGCTGACGTGGCACAGGTCTTCGAGGCCCTCGACACCTTCCTTGACGACGCCCTGGAACTGCCCGTGCGCGGCACGGACGGCGTGGAGCGCACGTACCGCATCCCGTCGCCGTCCGCCGAGGACGGGCTCCGCGTCGAGAAGATCACCCGGGCCGCCGCACGGATGCTCCAGGACGGCACCGAGCCCGACGCGGAGAGCCTGTCCGACGACGAGGAGCGGGACCTGTACCGGATGCTCCTCGGCCCGGTGCATGACGAACTGCTCGCCGCGACGGACTGGGCGCGCTTCAAGCACACCGCGCTCACCGTCATGTTCTGGGTGACCGCCGATCTCGACACCGCCCGCACGTACTGGGCCAGCGGTGGCGACCCTTCTCAACTGGCCCCGAACCGGGCGGCACGTCGCCAGGCAGCGCGAGGCTCCTCGGAGTCGGCTGCGGCGAGTACGACCCGGTCACGGGGCTCTACGAGTGGTACGAGGGCGGCGTCACCCCGCAGCGGCAAGGCCAAGGCCGCGCCCCGCAAGTAACCCTCGACGGTCTCCTGGAGCAATGGCCGCTCGTCGAGGCGGACTTCCAGGAGACGTACGGCCTCGACCTCTCCGAGCCCGGCCTCCTCCGCGCCCGCTCCTGGCGCTGGCTCCGCGTCCGCATGTGGGGCCTTCTCTCCGCCGAGTCACGGATCGCACGGCACTTCCAACCCCCCGAGCCTCCCGCGAGGGGGCGTACCGCCAGGAGGTGACCGCCGTGGCCTTGACGATCGGCGAGCTGACCGGCTTGATCAGCCTCGACGACCGGGGCGTCGCGCCCGCCCTCCGCCGCACCGAGAACGCGATGCGCTCCACCGGGCGGCAGATGGCGGGCGACGCCGACGAGGCCGGGCAGCACGCGGGGCAGGCCCTCGGCGACGGCGTTACCGAAGGCGCGGACGGGCGGCTCCGCAACGCGCGGGGTCGGTTCGTCGCGGCCGGCCGCCGGATCGGCTCCGATGTCGGCGACGGCGCGGCGGACGGCGCCGAGGAGGGCGGCGACCGCGCGGCCGGGGCACTCTCGGGCGCGCTGTCCCGTGTGAAGGGGCTGGTGATCGGCGGGGCGATCGGGGTCGCGCTGATGGCCGGGCTCTCGCAGGCGATGGAGCAGGGCCAGATCGCCGGGCGGTTGGGCGCGCAGCTCGGTACGACGCCGGCGGTGGCGCAGCAGTACGGGCGGATCGCCGGGCAGCTCTACGCGAAGGGCGTCACCGAGGACTTCCAGACGGCGGCGGACGCGATCAGCGCCACGATGCGCGCGGGGATCGCTCCGCCCGGCGCGACGAACGCGCAGCTCGAATCGATCGCTACGAAGGTCGCCGACCTCGCGCAGACCTTCGAGCTGGACCTTGGGCAGACCGCGAACGCGGTCGGGCAGATGATCAAGACCGGTCTCGCGAGGAACGGGGCCGAGGCCCTCGATGCGCTGACCGCCGGGCTCCAGAAGATGGGCCCGCGCGCGGACGACATCGCCGACACCTTCAACGAGTACAGCACCATCTTCCGGGCGATGGGCTTGTCCGCCTCGCAGGCCACCGGGCTACTCAGCCAGGGCATGAAGGCTGGCGCCCGGGACACCGATGTGGTCGCCGACGCGATCAAGGAATTCCAGATCCGGGCCACGGACGGCTCGACGACGTCGGCTGCCGGGTTCAAGGCGCTCGGCCTGTCCGCGAAGGACATGACGGCCCAGATCGCGAAGGGCGGCAAGGGCGCGTCGGACGGCCTCCAGACCGTCCTCGACAAGCTCCGCAACATGAAGGACCCCGTCGACCGCAACGCGGCGGCGGTCGCCCTCTTCGGGACCAAGGCCGAGGACATGGGCAAGGCCCTTTTCGAGCTGGACCCGTCCAAGGCCGTGTCCGATCTTGGGCAGGTCGGGGGCGCGGCGGACCGGATGGGCAATACCCTGCGGGACAACGCTGGGGCCCAGCTCATGGCGTTCCAGCGGGGGTTGAAGCAGAAGCTCGTCGACGTCCTGGGCGGCGAGGTCGTCCCGGCGTTCATGAGCGCGTACGGCTTCATCCAGCGGCACAGCACGGTCTTCAAGGTAGTCGCCGGCGTGGTCGCGAGCGTGCTCGTGCCGGCGCTCGTGCTCATGGGCGTGACCGCGACGGTGTCCGGCGCGCGTACGGCTGCGGGCTGGGTCCGATCCGGGGCGGCGGCGACGCGGAGTGCGGCAACGCAGGTCGCTGCGGCTGCGCGCACGACGGTGGCGTGGCTGGGCATGGCGGCCCGGGGCACGGCGGCCTTCGCGCGGATGGCAGTCGGCGCGGTCGCGTCGGCCGCCCGTACGGCCGCCGTGTGGGCGGCCTCGGCGGCGCGGATGACGGCGACGTGGCTGGTCTCGATCCTCCGTGTCGCGGCGACGACGGTCGCGCAGTTCGTGCTCATGGCCGCGCGCGCGGTCGCGTGGGCTGCGGTGATGGCCGCTCAGTGGCTGATCGCGATGGGCCCGGTGGGCTGGATCACGGCGGCGGTGATCGCGCTGGTGGTTCTGATCATCGCGAAGTGGGACACGATCAAGGCGGCGACACTCGCGGCGTGGAACTGGATCTGGGCGAAGGTCCAGTGGGCCGCGAACGCGCTGGTGCAGATCTTCCTGAACTTCACGCTTCCGGGCCTGATCATCAAGCACTGGGACTCGATCCGGAGCGGCGCCGTGGCGGCGTGGAACGCGATCGTGGGCTGGCTGCGCGGCGTGCCGAACATGATCTACCAGGCGTTCCTCAACTTCACGCCCATCGGGCTGATGATCAAGCACTGGAACACGATCAAAACGAACACGATCAGCCGCGCGCAGGCGCTCGTGTCGTGGATGCGGGGCCTGCCGGGACGCATCTCCGGGGCACTCGGCAACATGGGCTCGCTCCTCGTCTCGAAGGGGCGCGCGGTCGTCCAGGGGCTCTGGAACGGGATCAAGAGCATGGGCGGGTGGCTTCGCGGCCAGCTCGTCTCCTTCGCGAAGAGCGCGATTCCGGGGCCGATCGCGAAGGCCCTCGGCATCCACAGCCCCTCACGCGTGATGGCCGACACGGTCGGGCGGTTCATCCCGGCCGGGATCGTGCAGGGCATCGAGTCCGGACAGCCCGCGCTCGACCGGACCATGGCCGGGCTCGTCTCCACCCCGCGCCCCGGAGCCCCCGGTGCCAGCGCAGGTGGAGGCATGTCCGGACGGTCCGGATCGGCGTCCGGATCGGCCGGGCCCGTCATCCAGATCCGCAGCGATGGCAGCCGCATCGGGGACCTCTTGGTCGAGGTTCTCCGGCAGTCCGTGACCGTGCGCGGTGGCAACGTGCAGACCGTCCTCGGAAGGGGCTGACCTTGTTCCCGAACGATCCGCTCGATGTCCGCGTCGAGCTGAAGACCGGCACCGCGTGGACGGACATCACGAAGGACGTCTACACCCGGGACGCGATCACCCACACCCGGGGCCTGCGCAACGCGGGCACGAGCGCGGACCCCGCGAGCGTGCCGCTGACGATCAACAACCGCGCGGGGAAGTACAGCCCGCGCAACGCCATGTCGCCGTACTACGGGCTCATCGGCCGCAACACGCCCGTGCGCCTCACCGTGCCCGGCGCGCCCGTTCACCTCGCCGTGGACGGCACCCCGGACACCCGGCTCTCCACCCCGTATACCGCCGACCTCACGACGGACGCCCTCGATGTGCGGGTCGATGTGGAGCCCTACGGCTGGGACGCGACGACGACGCAGCAGCACCTCATCTCGATGTGGGACGAGACGGACCCCGCCCTGAGGGCGTGGGAGATGTACCTCTACTCCGGGTTCCTCTACCTCGTGTGGACCACCACGGACGGCACGGTGTGGAACTACGGGTGGGCCCCGCCGGCGGAGCTACCCCGGAGGGCAGTTCTGCGCATCACGCACGACACGACCGATACCGGGCTGAGCCGCGTCCGCACCTACTGGTCAGCTTCGATGGACGGCCCTTGGACGAGGTTCGGCCGCGACGTCCTCCTCTCCCGGCCCACACCGATCCGAGCGGCGGCGGTCCCCCTCACGATCGCCCGCCGCGGCCTCACCGGCGCCATCTACCGCGCGCAGGTCCGCTCCTCCGAGGACGGGCCGATCCTCGCGGACCTCGACCTCACGACGGCGCAGCCCGGCGCGACTTCGCTCACCGACGAGACCGGGCGCACCTGGACCGCCTCGACGGCGACCGCCGTAACGGACCGTTGGCCGCGGTTCGTGGGAGAGGTCTCAGAGTGGCCGCAGCGATGGACCCCCGGCGAGCACGACGTGTGGACGAGCGTGGAGGCGGCCGGAGTGCTACGCCGGTACGGGCAGGGCGTGAAAGCCCTGGACTCCCCGCTTCGCCGCCGCATCCCGTCCGGCTCCCCGGTGGCGTACTGGCCGATGGAGGACGGGCGCGAGGCCACGCAGGCGTACAGCCCGATCGCCCGCGTGCAGCCCCTCATCCTGGCCGGCGCATCGATGGCGGCCGACGACACCCTCGCCGGATCGCTGCCCGTGCCGACCTTCTCAGGCATCGCGTCCTTCGGGCAGCAGGTCCCGCGTGGGCCTGATGGGGACTGGATGGTCAGCTACGTCTACCGCATGGACACCCCACCCCCGGGGAAGTTCCGGGCGCTGGACGTGCAGACCACAGGCGTAGCCCGGCGGCTCACCTTGGATGTCGCGTCCGACCGGTACTGGTTCACGGGGCACGGAGCACTGGGGCAGCAGCTCTTCCAGCTCTACCACACGATCCGCAACGCTGATTTCTTCCAGACCTGGAACCGCTTGGAGATCACCGCCCGACTTCGGGGGGCGCAGACCGAGTACCACCACGGATGGATTCCCGTGGAGAACGCAGTGGGGACCGGGAACGAAGCCCTCGTCACCGGTGCGCCCGGGCACGTCACCAGCGTCGCCATGAGCGGAAACGTCGGCGATACCGGGGGTATCAGCCTCGGGCACCTCGCCGTGCTGCCCTCCGCTGACACCAGCCTCTACGACCGCGCCGACTCGGCGTACGCGGGCGAGAGCGTCCGTACCCGCATGACGCGCCTCGCCCTCGAGGAGAACATTCCGCTGTCCTTCGAGCGCGGCTTCGGCACGCCGCAGATGGGCGGGCAGACCGCCGACACGCTCCTCACGCTGCTCCAGAGCGGCGCCGAGACGGACGGCGGGCGGCTGACCGAGGACCCGGCCCGGATCGGGCTGCGGTACCGGGAGCGCGCGACGCTGTACACGCAGGAACCCGCGCTCACATTGGACTACCAGGCGCCGGGGCTGGCGCCGCCGCTGGAGCCGGTGGACGACGACCAGGACGTGCGCAACGACATCACCGTGCAGCGCGCGGGCGGCAGCTCGGCGCGCGCGGTGCTGGAGACGGGTCCGCTGTCCGTGCAAGACCCCCCGGCGGGGATCGGCCGGTACGACGAGTCGGTCACGCTCTCCCTCTACCGCGACGATCAGCCTGCGGACCATGCGGCGTGGAGGCTGCACCTCGGGGCGTGGGACGGCGCTCGCTACCCGGCCGTACGGGTCCTGCTCCACAAGGCCCCGTGGTTGATCCCCGCCGTTCTGCGGCTGCGCGAGGGCGACCTGCTCCGGTTGGCAAACTTGCCGGGCTGGATCTCCCGCGAGCCCGTAGACCTCATCGTCGAGGGCTGGACGGAGACCTTGCTGCCGCGCCGGTGGGAGATCACCTTCGTGTGCTCGCCCGGCGGTCCCTGGATGACCGCGATCACCGACCACCCGACGTACGGGAAGGCCGGCACGGACGGCTCCGAGCTGGCCTCCGCGCTCACCGCCACGGCGACCACGGTCCGGGTCCGTACGACGGACGGGCCCCCGTGGACGACGGACCCGGCGGAGATGCCGGTGGACATCGCGATCGGCGGCGAGACCATGCGCGTCACCGCGATCGGCGAACCGGCGAGCGGCGTGCAGGACTTCACCGTGACCCGCTCCCTCAACGGCGTCGTGAAGACGCACGCCGCGGGGGCATCCGTGGCGCTCGCTCACCCGGCGATCGCCTCCCTCTGACCTCGAAGGAGGGCTCCGCATGGCGGACCCTGTGATCTGGCAGCCCGGCATGGACATCACCGCCGGCCGTCTCGCGGCGATGGCGGCGGGCGAGATGATCGTGGTGACGCAGCTCGGCGCGGACTCGTCCGGTGCGTCGGACTCGGCGCCGGGCATCCAGGCCGCGTTGGACCAGGCGCGCGCGCAACGTGGCGGGTGGGTGCTGGTCCCGCCGGGCACGTACATGATCGGCTCGACGCTGCGGATCTACTCGAACACCCGGCTGACCCTCATGGCGGGCGCGGAGTTCCGCCGGAACGTCGCCGACACGATGATCATCAACGGGGACGCCGACCAGAACAAGGGCGGCTACACCGGCGAGAGCCGCATCACGATCGAGGGCGGCCTGTGGAATATGAGGGGCACGACGGCGGGCTTGACCGGCGACGCCATGTGCATCTCGATCGGGCACGCCACGGACATCACGATCCGCGACCTGGAGGTGCGGGACGTCAGCGGGTACCACGCGATCGAGCTGAACTCGACCTCGCACGGCCTCGTCGAAAACTGCAAGTTCCGCGGCTACGTCGACAACTCGGCGGACCAGAGCCGGAGCTTCTCGGAGGCCGTGCAGCTCGACCTCGCGAAGTCGGTGGGGGTCTTCGGTGGCTTCGGCCCGTACGACCACACGCCTTGTGAGGACATCTTGGTCTCGGGCTGTCACTTCGGCGCGAGCGGTACGTTCGGCACGACGGCCTGGCCGCGCGGAGTGGGCTCGCACTCGGCGACGATCGGGCGGTGGCACCGTCGTATCCGCATCGCCGACAACTCCTTCGAGGGCCTCCTCCAGTTCGCGGTGAGCGCCTACAACTACGAGGACACCACCGTCTCGGGCAACACGTTCGTGGGCTGCGGCTCCGGGGTCAGGCTCCGTACGGTGATCTTGACGGACACCGAGGACACTAAGGACACTGCGGGCAACCAGACCGGCGCCTCGCAGCAGATGCGGAACCTCGCTGTCGTCGGCAACTCGTTCCGGGGCGGCACCGGGTACGACAACGTGATCGTGGCGCTCGGCGAGACGTCGGGCACCGTGCTCAACGTGACGATCGTCGGCAACACGATCGACGGTTCGGGCGGCACGGAATCCGCGATCCGCCTCCAGCGGGTGTCGCGCGCGGTCGTCGGCGACAACGTCGTGGCGAACAGTTCGGGGACCGGGATCAGTACGTCGTACCAGAACAACACCGTGATCAGCGGCAACGTGATCTGGGGCGCGGGCGCGTACGGGATCACGATGGACAACTCGGACAACTCGCAGATCATCGGGAACTCGGTGCGGGACCCGCAGCAGTCGGGGATCTTCGTGAACGGTCCCGGCAGCGACATTCAGATCAGGGACAACTTCGTGGACGGGGCCAACCAGGGCGGCGCCACCTCCTCGGTCCCGGCAGCGATCCGGCTGTCCACGACGGCCCTCAACGCCTGTGCGATCACGGCGAACAAGTGCAGGCCCGGAGGCGCGTCGAAGCCTGCGAGGAACGGCCTGTACATCGCGGCGGGGCACACGGGCATCCAGCGGTTCGGGAACGACATGCGCGGGACGTGGGCCACGGCCAACGGGATCGACGATCAGTCGACGTCGCCGCAGACGGTCGCCACGGACATCCAGTAGCCGCGCTGCTCTTCCACCACCACCGCCCCGCCCGCGTGCGGGGCTTCGTCACGTCTGGAGACACGCATGATCACTGGCCAGGACTGGGCGAGCTATCAGCCCTCCTCGCCCTCCACGAAGGGCATCGACTTCGCCATCATCAAGGCGACCGAGGGCACGTCCTACACCAACCCCCGCATGACCTCGCAGGCCGCCACTGCGCGCGGCGCCGGTCTCGTCGTGGGCTTCTACCACTTCCTACTCCCGGGCAACGTCCAGGCCCAGGCCGAGTACTTCGCCCGGCAGGCGGCGAGCCAGGAGTACGACATGCTCGTCTGCGACTGGGAGTCGAGCGCGCACGGCTCGCCCACCTGCGCGGAGAAGGACCAGTTCCTCAAGGCCGTGCAGAAGCTCCGGGGCTCGAACCACCGCGTGCTCCTGTACTGCAACCGCGACTTCTGGGTGAACAGGGACACCACGTCGTTCGCCGCCGATGGCCTGTGGATCGCCGAGTACAACGGCCGTCCGGGCAAGCCGTCGATCAAGGCGCCGTGGCTCATCCACCAGTACACCGACAGCCCCGTCGACACGAACGTCGCCAACTTCGGCAGCCGCGCCGAGCTGCGCGCGTGGGCCCGCAAGGGCGCTGGCGACGGCGGCCAGGAGCACGAGGCCGCGAAGCCTCCGGCGAAGCCCAAGCCCGCGCCCGCCGCGAAGCCGAGCACGTACCGGGTACGCGCGGGCGACACGCTCTCAGGCATCGCCTCGAAGCACGGCACGACGGTGTCCAAGCTCGCCGCCCTCAACGGCATCGCCAACCCGAACGTGATCCGCGTCGGCCAGGTCCTCAAGCTCACCGGCTCCCCGGCCGCGAAGAGCACCACGTACCGCGTGCGCGCCGGGGACACCCTCTCCGGGATCGCCGCCGCGCATGGCACCACCGTGGCCAAGCTCGCCAAGGCCAACGGCATCAAGAACCCCGACGTGATCCGCGTCGGCCAGACGCTCAAGATCGTGAAGTGAGGAACCCATGGCTGAACCCGTAGAGACGAAGGTCAAGTTCGCGACCGTCGCCGCGTACCTCGCGAGCACCGGCCTCCTCGCCGTACTCACCGCCGTTCAGGACCACGCCGGGCTCGTCGCCGGGCTTCCGGACGCCCTGGAGCCCTTCGTGCTCGCGCTCGTGCCCACCGCGATCACCGGCGTCGCCGGGTGGGCCGCGCGCCACACCCCGCGCGGGTACGACATCCCCCCGGCGAGCCGGTGACCGACACGGCCGCGCCGCCGCCCCAGCACTGGCGGCGGCGCGCCTTCCTCGCGACCCTCGGCACCGGCTGGGCCGCCTACGGGGCGATCGGCGTGCTCGGCGACCCGTCGTACTCCCGCTCGCGCGGGCTCACCGCGATCACCGCGCACGTCCCCATGGGCGTCCTCGGCTGGGTGTGGGTGGGCTGCGGCGCGCTCGCGCTCGTTGCCGCGGCCCGGCCGTGCTGGGCCCGCCTGCACGACCTCGGCTTCGCGGCGCTCGCGGCGCCGGCCGCGCTGTGGGGCGCCGCGTTCACCGTCGCCGCGGTCACCACGTACCGGCAAGCCGCCGGGTCCGCGTGCGGGTGGCTCGCCTTCGCGCTCGGCGTGGTCTGGGCGGCCGGGATGGACGACCCGCCTCCGGCAGAGAAGAGAGAGGAGGGCGGCACGTGGACATCGGCGCCGTAGCCGCCGCAGTCGTCGCGCTCGTCGTGGGCCTGCTCACCTGGAGCCAGTCCCGCGCGACCAACAGGCGGTCGGATTTCACCGCGATCACCGAGAGGTTGGACCGCGAGCTGCGCGACGAGCGCACGCAGCGCCGCGTCCTCACGAGCTACGTGATCGAGCTGTGGCGCTGGGGCGGGCGCGTCGGCCCGGACACCCCGGCCGGCCCGCCTCCGGACCCGCCCGCCGACCTAGACCTGACTCCCTGGCGCCAGTAACTCGCCCCCGCATCCCCGCCTTCTGCGGGGGTGCGGGGGCATGGGCGCGTTTTCAGCCGAGACCGCAGGAGATTCCTCTCGGTTCCTGGGACACGCAGGAACCCTGCGCCCTAGGCTCACCCTCAGGCGGTGACTTGTCACTGCATGCATACCTCTGATCGCACACACGATCACGAATCGGAGGTATGTGTGAAAGGAACAAATAAGCCGTCGCGCTGGAAGCGCCTGCTGCGCATGCTGCTGGCGCCATCATGGCGGCGCTGGGCCCGGAGGGGCCTGGTGCTCGGGTCATTCCTGATGTCAGCAGTTCGACTAGTCCTCGACCTGCTGAGGCGCTGACCCGCACCGGAGACCACCTCCGGAGCCAACTCACACTGCAGGGGGTGCGCGTAGCGCGCCCCCTGCTTCTTTACCCACCCTGGTTGCACCAGGGGGCCGATTAGAGGCTAGACCAGCGTGAGTCACTCGCGCAGGAGAACCTCGTCGCGCACGAAAATCGCTCAGGGGATGCGCAAAACGTTGCACGCTCCTCGCTGCGAGAAACCCATGGTGGCGGCCCAATCGCACCCATGGGTCACCAGTTGTTATCGCAGTACGCAGTCCAGCTAGGCGCTCCGTTCGCGGCCGACCCTGCGGTCTAGGTCCACTGACTCACGTGAGTCGGTGCCAAGGGCGGAACAACTCATGTTCAATGGATGGTCAAGGGAGAGGCAATGTGGTCCCAAGAAAATATTGCCAAGTCACCCCAACCAGCCCAGCGCGGCGTCGGGCCGGCAGTGATCGCACGCCTCGACACCCTCGGCAAGCGCCCGCAACGTCTGGTCGCGGGTGATCCCGCGCGAGCGCTTCCCGATCATGTGGCAGCCCCCTAGGTGCACGAGGATCGGCCGCCGGTCCTTGCCGATGGACAGCTCGGCGACCCACTCGGGTGGGGTCGGGCGGCTCGCCTCGCGTGCGGCGACCGCCCGCTCGCGTTCCTCCTCGACGGCGATCCATCCGGCGATCTGCGCGAGGGATGCGCGCGCCTGCTGCTCAACGACGCGGTACGCGAAGCGGAGGAGATCGAGACGGCTGGGTTCGGACACGCGTTCGATAATAGGTTCGAACGGAACCCGAGCTTCTGCCGGGTGAGGCGCCACACTGAGACTGGCTCGCCGCGCATCCCCCGTCGCGGCGGGCCACTCCACGTCCGCGTGCCTCCGCCGACGCCAATCTGACCCGCCTTCCCTGCCATGCGCGGGAAGGGGAACTTTCCGTTGCTCGCGCGTTGCTCGGGCTCAGCGTTCCGCCGAGCAGAGGAGCAATTCTCAGCAATCGCCCCCCGCTGCCGCTCATTTCGGAGCATCCTGAGCGGACGTTCAGCCGACACGAAGGAAGCAGACATGACGCTGCGGTTCATCGGCACCACCAGCGACAACGGCGGTTGCCCCACGCTCTACGAAGTCGTGGAGACCGGCGACATCGTGGTCCAAGGCGATCAGCTCACCGACCCCAAGGACCTCGCACAGCTCCGCGACGTCAAGGACAGTGAGACCTTCGTCGTGATCCCGCGCGAACTGCTCACCCGCTTCGCGCCGAAGGAGTGACGTGGCCGACCTCCTCCCGTTCACAGAGGTCGCTCACCTCTTCCAGGACTTCGAGCACACCGCCTGGAGGCTGGAGTCCCAGCAGGGCTACGCCTCCGATCGGGAGAGAGCCCGAAATGGGCCCGCTGGAAGGCAGGGCAGGACCTTCTAGCCGAACCCGCCGACGAGTGGCGGCTCAACGTCGCCAAACAGGTGGCCCTCGGGAAGCGCTTCGAGCGCGTGCGCATCTTGGACGCACCTCCGACCGAGGGGCAGCGGTTCCTCCTCGCCAGCGGTCTCGGCAACGTCGCGGCAGGTGAGGACATCCGTAACCTCGACCGCCTCACTGCCGCGCGGCTACGCCTGCCCACGGAGGACTTCTGGGTCTTCGACTCCCGCCTCGTTGTCCGCTTCGCGTTCACGGAGGCGGGAGAGATGCTCGGCGTCACCACGACGGAGGCGGCCGAGGACGTGCTCCAGGCGTGCCAGGTACGCGATGCCGCCTGGCATCACGCGGTCCGCACCGCCGAGTACCAGAGCCGGGTACCGTCTGACGCGTGAGCGCGACGGACTTCCAAACCGGGCGTGAGGCCCTCGGTGCGCGGCTGCGCGAGCTGCGCACCGAGGCCGGCCTCCAGGGCAAAGACCTTGCCGCCCTCCTCGGCTGGCAGAGGTCGAAGGTCTCCCGGCTGGAAACCGGCAAGCAGACCCCCACCACCGATGACCTCGCCGCCTGGGCACAAGCCACAGACGAGACGGCAGCATCGGACCTCACGAGCCGCCTACGGGGTCTGGAGTCACAGCACCGGTCCTGGCGCCGTCAGCTCACGGCTGGCCACCGGGCCGTCCAGGACCGCTACGTCTCCACCTACCGTGCAGTGCGCGCCGTGCGCGGGTATGAGGCAACCGTCATTCCGGGGCTCGTCCAGACCGCGGACTACGCACGCGCCCTGTTCGCGTGCAACTCGCAGCTCCACCGAACGCCGCCGGACGCCGAGGCGGCGGTCAACTCCCGGATGGCCCGCCAGGCGGTGCTCTACGAGCCGGGCCGCACCTTCCGCGTCCTCATCTGGGAGGGCGCGCTCCACGCCTTGATCTGCGAGCGAGAAGCCATGGCGGCACAGCTTGACCGGCTTGTCAGCCTGATCGGCCTGCCCAGCATCGACCTAGGCATCGTGCCCCTGGGCGCCCCCATGCCCTTCGCTCTCAAACACGGCTTCTGGATCTACGACGAGGCCCGCGTCATCGTGGAGACGATCAGTAGCGAACTGACCCTGGAATCGGACGACGACCTCAGCCTGTACGGGCGCGTCTGGGACCAGCTCTCCGAAACCGCCGCTCGCGGTACGCAGGCACACCGCCTGATCGCGCGCGCCAGGGCCTCCCTGGGGCCCGCGTAGCAGCAATCCGCACAACCCCCGCGCCCGGTCCGCAATCCGGCGCAATCGCCGCGCGAGCGCGCAACCCCGCCGCCTACGGTCCGTGTCATGGCAGTCATCCGAGGTGAGATCGGGCGCCAGTGGCTCACGCACACCGTGGCGAATCCCCAGCAAGCACTGCGCACATGGCAACGCGACGACCAGCTCGTTCCTGTCCCCTCCACAGGGGCGTGGCGTGTCGTTGAGGCCCCGCTCTACTCGAGCATCGACGCGATGTGCGCCATCCGCCCCACGGGCGCGCTCGGTCCGGTCCTCGCCTCCGTGCGCGAACCGCTCGCGTGGTGGCTCGTGCCGGCCGACGAGGCGGACGACCTGGCGGACCTTCGGCAGCTCACCGTGCGCCCGCGCGGGTGGGTGCTCGACTGCCCGCATGAGGGCATCGGGAGTGAGGGGCGGCTCTGGCTCGAACCCCCGGACGGAAGCGGGCGGCTCACGCCCGCGCCCCAGCTCGGCGCCGCGTTCGGCCCGGCCGGGGTGATGGCACGGTGAGCATCCACGTGGACGAGGGTCTCCTCCCGGCCGTCGAGACGCTCACGGCGGAGCAGCGGCGCGGCGCCGCCTGCGTGTGGTGCGAGACCCCGCTCCAGCCCGGCATCGACGACGTCGACCTCGGCGCCCGCCACGCCACCGCGCACGCCCCCGCCTGGTTCCCCCGCGGCTGCCGCCGCTGCTGCTACGGCAGGGACGACCGATGACCGCCAAGCTCGGCCGCACGATCGCCTGGTGCGCGTGGCACCGCGACCTCGCCAACGACGTCGCCCTCATCCAGCCCGCACCCGAACCCGCCACCGACCCCGGCGGCGCCCTCTACGCCTGCCGCCGCTGCCGCGAGACGTACCGCCTCACCCCCTGGGAGGACCGACCGTGAGAACCCGCACCTGCGAGCGCTGCGACCGGCCTTTCGAGCCCGGCCAGGAGGTCGAGTCGATACCCCGCGACGCGATCTCCGGAGCACGGCCGAACGCCTATGTGCACCGGATCTGCCCGCCGCGACACGAGCGGCTGCCGCGCGGCCTCCCGACCATCCCGGCCACCCCCCGCCGTGGGTAGGGTTGCCGACGCCCCGCCCCGAGAAGAGGACCCGACCATGCGCCCCGAGCAGCTCCAGGACTACGCCCTCGACCTCGCGAAAAACGCGCCCGGCGTCACCCGCGTGCAGACCCTCGCCGAGGCCGGAGACACCAAGCACCCCTACGGCCTCGCGGTCAGCCGCGGCAAGGAGGAGCGCTGGCAGTTCATCGGGCAGCTCGCCCCCAACGAAAAATTCGACTCCCCGGCCGCGCCCGTCGAGGGCACCCCGGCCTCCGGCCCCGCACCAGCCGGGGACGCGGGCGCTGAGGAGTGGCTCGCCGGAATCCTCCTCGCCGCCGAAAATCCCGAGATCGCCTCCGTCACCCGCTGGTCCACCCGCGAGGGCGAACGACCCGGGAACTACGGCCTCACCGTCGACTACCACAACGGCGCGAAGACCTTCATCCGCGCCCTCTGAGCTTCGTCGCACCGCCAGGGCCCGGCCGCGCGACGGGGAAACGCACCACCACAGGAAGCACACCAAGCCTCTCAGGAGGACGCATGCCTGTACGTGCCCGACGACGCGACTTCGATCCTGGACGCTGCTACGGCACCTGCCCCGTCTGCGGCCAGATCGTGGGCTCCCAGACCGGCGAGCCGACCACCATCCACCAACCCCCGGGCGACCGCAGCACCTGCCCGGGCAGCAACCAGCCCGCCCTGTAGAAACACCTCCTGACTCCCCGCCCCACGCCCCGTCAAGGGCGGGGACGGAGCCCCGGCCGGGATCGGTCCCGGCCGGGGCTTCACCTCACGAGGTCCGCAAGCGGCCGACCGAGCGCGCGGGCGATGAGGAGGAGGTGGTCCAGAAGCGTGCTGTGGGTGCCGCCCTCGGTTCGCACGATCGTCTTCCGGTCGAGGCCGGTGCGCTCCGCGAGGGTCTCCTGCGTGATGGCCGCCTCCAGGCGGGCCGTGCGGATGCGGTCGCCGACGGCGCGGCGCTGGTCGAGGACCCAGGCGGGGGGCGGTTCTGGCGGCAC